CTTTGCTAATCTAATAGTAAATGAACAATCATTATACACACAAGACAGATTAGTTGAGTTAATGACTCACATAATCGAGTATCAAGATACGAGATTCAAAATCGAGTGGGACTTAAATAAAACCTCACAAGGTTTAATGCTAAGTTCTCATTTGGCGGAAGTAATAGCAGTCCATAAAAACCCTATATCAGATACACAGATGAGTATCCCATTTGGATTCATTAGTTAATTAAATATATATCAGACCGAACAGATCAAATAGATCTAAGTATCACTCTAGATATATAGCCCTAGATATCCACAGGTTATCCACAGCCTGTGGATATTTTTGTGTGGGCTTAAGGGCCATTTTTTCTATTTACGACTGAGCTAAAAAAATCCCTGAAATTTCTATATAAATGTCGACAAATCTATATGTTTATATATAGAATGTATATTAAATCTAGCATAATATAGCCAAAATTTGTCAGAATATATAACGAATTGTTATGCAAAATCTATTGACAATATGGGCCAAATATGCCATTTACGAGAGCTATTGACAAATCCCTGAAAATATAGTAGATAGGCCATATGGATTATAACATTACGTTACATTCTGGGATACGCTCAATTACTCATATATGTATTTGTCGATATATCTATAGTAATTAGACCAATATCGATAGTAATATTCTTTTATGATTCTCTGTAGAATAGGTCAAATAAGGCCTTCTAAAGGCCTTCTGAGACGTGTTAAATATGGGGGGGATATAATGGGTAAGAGCTTTTATGACTCTAATTGTCTGCCTATTTGTGCAGCTTTCTTTCGTACCTTATCTGCTGAAGCTATGGTATGTTCAATTGATTTTTGAAAGGATTTGCACATTTTGCAGAGATCGAGCATATCTGGGTATTTAGCCCATGCTGCTCTATTTGTCTCTATTGAACATGTCTTGCACATTGGAGTACTCATGTTATATCTTTCTCTAGTAACCAAGGATGTTTGTCCCTATAGTACTATTGTACTCCCTTGCCTCCCCCGACTCAAAGATACAGGGTAGGGCTATCACTCATCTTAATGAGCATTCCAGACAGACAAATGGGTCATCATTAGCTTTATAAAATAGGATCTGACATTTACTACATGCTACCTTATATGGCTCAGTATTAGAATACTTATTATATGATGATTCTAAACCCTTATCCATGGATCCCCCGCTTTTTATTGCGTATTATTCTGGCTATGACTAATATAGATATTGTAATACCAAAGAGTAATAACCATCTATCTGAATAGTCATAATTCCAGCAATCACTGCCTGTAAAGCAATTGGGATCTCTACCTAATATCTTATCTATCATTGTTCCCGCCTAACTCTTAGCTCTTTTGTAAGAGTTTCCTCTGCTTGTAGTCTGCTATGACAATAGCCATATGTGATTATCTCACCATTGCTATATATGGTCCATTTAAAAGGCATAGGATCAAATCTAAAGTTTGTTTCAAGTCTCTTGGGGTTTCTACCATTATTAGGTCCCGCTTTAAATTTAGGAACATATTCCTCTATATCATAAAATAGCGTCATGTCTATATTCTACTATATTAGTATAGTTTTAGTCAACCAATTGTCTTCTACTCGGCGATTTCACTAATTGCGATCAATATGTATTATGTTAGCCATTCCTGTGATCTTCTAACATCTATATCCCAGGAGCCCATATTTAAGAAATCTTCAGACTCTTTAAGTAAATAGTACTCTCTATTTTTTCTTAGTGTCATAGAATATCTATTTTTAAGATTTTCGTCACTTTCTATGGTTTGTGCCCGTCCAGATGGAGTTATAACTTCTACAAAATTATTATTAAATGTCAGTCCTGTAGAGATATCTCTTTTAATTAAACGTTGAAATCTTTCATAATAGTCATCATCTTCATATACATAAGGGTAAAATTTTTCATCAAAAAGACCAACTTTTCTTACAACATCTTCGCCAAGAGAGAAACAGCTAAACCCTTCAGTTGAACATATTATTTTAGATTCACTACTATTGTCATAAAACTTTTTTAGTGAACCTGGAATCCAATGTGTATCCGCAGAAGAAAATAGCCAATACTTTTCATGGGGATATAGCTTAATGGTTAAATTCCATGATCCAGACATGCCTAAGTTTGATGGCAGGTTTAATACTCTAATATTTAAATCTTTTCTTTTAGGCGTATATGCTTCTGGGCCGTTGTTAATTATTAAGATTTCCTTAATAGGAAAGTCTATTAGCTCTAAATTTTTATCCAGCAAGTCATATCTATTTAATACTGGTATAGCAAGCAAAGGTATCAATTTATATTTATTCTGATATTGTTGGTTCTGGCTTTGATTTGTGAGGATCAACGCATACGCATGAAGCGCAGCAATTTTCATTATTTTCAGTCATGGTCAATTTTACCTTTCTTTAACTGCATTATCTAATTACTGTTTTAAATATCTTTATCTTCTTTATCGATATCTTCTTGTAGATCTATGTTGTCTAGATCTAGTGATAGATAAGCTTCAAGGTTATCTAAGATACCCATATTACTTATTCCCGCTGAAAAATCCCCATGATGGCTTTGGCTCTTCTGGTTCACCAGTTGATTTATTTACAGGTACACAATTAGGTACTTGTCTGCCATTCTTATCTTTCATGCCTACCTGCTTGTATCCGCTCCAGCAAGCCTTTTCCATATTGTTCCACTTATCTAAGTGCTCATCATCTGAGATATAGTTCTTAGATACGTCTTCATCTGAAAGTTCTTCAGACTTAGATACTTCCATATGCTCAGCTTTTTCTACATCGTCTTCAATTTCAATTGACTTTGTAATTGGATTAACTACATCATTAAGCATATCTTTAATCTCTGCTGCAATCTCATTTAATTCTAAATTCTTTTTCATTGTTTTCTCCTCCTGTTTTTCGCTCACGGAACTATTATACCATTTCCGTTCTTTCATCTATATGATGAGCTATCTCATTACATTTAGTACATAGGCTATATATATCTTTAAATGAATTAACATATAGATATAGGGTGTTAACTTCACCACATATAGTACATCTCATTATGTGAGATCCAACATAGTATCTCTGGGAACATCATTAAATATGTATCTATTTAGATCTTCATCATATTCCCAGGAACGCCAGCCATCTGAATCCCGCCAAACATTATACACTGCGTCTTCTTTTAGCCTCTCAGCAATTAGATCATACATATGTACTTCATCAAATAAAGCTACTCTTAAAGTTCCCCATCCAAGTAGGAATCTAACCAGTCTATCTATCATATTTTACCGCCTTCATTAAGTTCCCAATATGGGATGCCGTTTTCATCGTAATCTGATCCTAATCTGCTAAGTAGTTCCTGAGTTTTAGGATCTATCTTCCATGCTTCTAACATAGTATCTAGATCAAATTCATCAGAGCTCATGATTCTTCTCTCCCGCCGCACTTTTCGCTTCACTAATTGTGGTCACAATTACTGGAAATTTATATTTAGTTCTATTCTTAGGTGATGCGGATACTTTTCTGCCTCCCACACGCATTACAACATTTGCTTTGATCGGCTTTCGTTTACCTTTTATTTTTTTGCCCATAGTTTTACCTACACCAAATAAGCTTGGTTCATTCCTATCATTACGAGCAGTAGCTTTTTGCTTAAGCATCTTTTCTCCAATGTATAAATGATTTAACATATACAATCCCATAAGCAATTGCAGCAACAATAAAGCCATATTGTTTAGTAGCAAGGGCGTAGGCAATCCATAAACATTCATTAAGACATAGTATAAGCCAGCCCCAGATAGTCTTTCTACCGACCAGGAATATGCCTGTAACACCTATTGCCGCTAGTATCCACGACCACATGTTATATCCTTATCTAGTTAGTTGTATCAGTTTATATAAATTATAAACTAGGGTTTATAATAGATTTCTTTCCTGCGATTAGCTCTTCAATAATAGTACAAACTACAGCATATTCTTCTTCAAAAATCTTTAAAGACCTGCCTTCGCCAACACCAACAGTTGTGTGTTGTTTTGCTGCATCTTCTTTAACGCTTTTTTCTACATCATAATTAAGAACTGTGCATTGAAACCATTTAGCAATGTAGCCATCTCTATCAATTACATACTTTTCAAAGTTCCCGCTTTGCTCTGCACCAGCAGTAGGAAGGTTTAGCCAATATGAGTAGTAATCTTTTTCATTTATAATACTTAATTCTTTTTCTTTATCTTCCATAAAAATCATTTGTTCTGCAATTTCTTGATAAAGTTCGTGAGGATCTTTTTTAGGTTGACCCAATCCGTTTACGGAATTGTCTCCCTTATGATCGCTCATCTCATTAGCAAGATTGTTGGGATTTGATGCGACCATCTCTGAGAACGCAAAAGTAGTTCCGTAAACGTCTTTGCCATACTCTTGTGAGTCTAAACCGCAGGTGATACCTTGCGACCACTTGCCTTTAGTAACGCCAGGGCCACAGTAGTCATTGGTAGGGATAGCAACTACTTGAAAATCATCTCCACCGTACTTATCTTGAAGCCATTGGAGAACTTCCATTTGATTAGCATTGCCACAACCAACTGTTGTATTTGTTAGTAGTGTAACCTTACCTTTAAACTGATCCAAAAAGTTAGGTGATTCTTCAGCCGAGTTAAGCGATATATCATAAATAGATTTCATATGTATATTATACCTTATTCTAAACTTAAAGTATGTAATTTTTCCCATGTTAAAACATAGTTGTCGTCTTCTAATTTATATGTAGCCTGATACCCTAAAGCTTTCCAATCCATCCGCATAATCTTGGGAGTAACCATTACCAGCCTCCTAAGCATTCATCTGAATGAGTATGCATTTGATACTGTACGTTGTATGTGCCTTTCGTGGGGGCGTAGAAGTCTTTGTAGCAGGCACCACAGTTACCACTCCACTCTTCAGCAAAGAAGTCATATGATGCTAATTTAATCCGCTTATTGGCAACATTCGTAGTCATTTATATTATTCCTTTAAAGCTAGTATGTTTTTGCAGTTAATTAGAAGGTATTTGTTTCCTTCTTCATCTTCCATATCTGTTCCACTATGTTCTGGATAATAGACTGTATCGCCAACATTTATATTATTAATAGGAATAATTTCACCTTTATAGTTAGATTCCCCTTCACCCTTAAAAACTACTATTCCTGTTTTTGGGCCAGTATCAGAAATAACAGAAGATATAACTAAGCCAGTTTTAGTAGTCTTTTCTCCAGAATCAATCTTAGTAATTAAAAGCATATTGCCTAGCGGTTTAATCATTTTATTCCTCTACTTTAAATAGTTCCCAATGTGGGATGTGTGTGATAGACTTTCTAATATCATATGAACCGTCTTCAGTAAGAGCTTCTACAACAAGTACCGCATTTATTTCAAAGTCTCCCTCGGCAAAAAGTGATACCCCAGCATTTTCTTGATAGGTATCCGCTACCATATCTTTAATTGGTTTGTAATAATATTTAGTCAACTATTGATCTCCTGCCTGATTTTTCAGCTTGCTTACGAGTTAAGCACCACCAAGATACTGAAATGGATCCATTAGTAACCTTTACTGTCCATCCAATAATATTTTTTTTATATTCAATGTTGTTCATTTATATATTGTATTATTTATATTTGTTTTTGTCAATAGGCCTTCGCCAATTACGATATATCTCAAACTTATCTAATGAAAATATAACAGATTCTCTAGTTACCTTACAATGTTCCGCTATCTCTGTAACCGATTTTTCTTTAATTACATACTGATCGTATAACCATTCTTTATTTGTATGATTAGATAAAGGCATCTAATTCCAGTATTTTATCTACAGCATCATCTATATCTTTATGGATGTCTGTTCTGAATACATCATCTATTATTCTTTTACACATCAATGCCCCTAAAATGAAATGCCCCGCCAAAAGTATTAGCGGGACAAATCATCATTATTTAATTATATTTTCTTGCGTCCAGTTTTCTTTGGTGGTTTTGGCGTTAGACTGGTTTCTCTACGAATACCATGTCTATTACGGTCTACCACTAAGCCTTGACGTGGATGCTTTTTAGTTGCTTCACGACTTGTTACAGCTCCAGATGCAGATCCTGCTGCTGGAGGTGGAGTCATACCTGTACCATCTTCGGACATTAGTCCATCCTTACTTGAGGTGCACTTGTAAGTGAAAGTTCTGTTGCAGTTCCAAGGGTATCTTGTGAATCTGTCCCAAACATTTCTGGTGAGTTTAATTGTCCTGGTCCTATATCATAAACATTTTGGTTAGGCATTTCTGCACCCATGAATGCTTGCGAACCGCAACCACACATTTCGCACATATTAGTTACCTGTACCGAATGCTGATGTTTCTGCTGCAGTGTGAACCATTTTATTAGTGGTTCCCGCTGGACCTTGTGAAGACTTGTCTGCTGCAGGAAATGCTGCTGCTGGTGCTTCTGTATAAGATTCTGTACCCCAAGGTGAGGTTGGAGTAATCTTTGGATCTGTAAATCCTGTGGTGTTGATACCGTCTGTCATTTTATTTCTCCTATAGGTTGTTAATTTAGATGGGTCTAGAATGTCATCTATCCCTCTATTATAGCATTTAGTTGATTAAGATCTATACTTTTTATGCCAGCAGTCTTCACAAATTTCTATTATTTTAGTTTCTGTTGAGGTCAATCTTTTAGCCTTATTATCACAATTAGGCATTTCACACGTGTTTTCTAAGGACACTACTTAGGTCCCTTAGCTTTCTGGCCACGATAACCAGTTTTTTTAATATTCATTGATCCAGGCTTTTTTTGACCATTGGTGTAAGTCGCTGCCTGTCTTTGTGCTAGAGCTCTTTGCATTTTATCTAAGTGTTTTCCCATTATTTTATTTTCCCGCCAAATTTAGACCAAGCTCTTTCATGTAAGAAGAAGCCAACCATTTCACATGCTGTATATACAATTGCAAATGTACCAGCGTACTCCCAATGAGCTTCACCAGTAATAGCCTTTTCAAAAAAATAGACCATTGTGCCAACAAACCCAATATGAACTGCTGGCCAAGTAATTGATTTGTATAAACTTCTTTTATTTGATTCCATAATACTATTATACTCTTTCTGTTAGGTGAATAAAATAGGGCGGGAATTTAATCCCGCCCTATTTATAATTACTTCTTTAGTGCAACCTTAGCCTTTGGATTAGCCTTGTTCCACTTGGTAGCCAACTTATTATATTCATTCTTATAAGTTACCTTAGCAGCTGCTGCTGCAACATCGTATGCTGACTTTGAAAAAGCAAGAGCTAGATCGGAAGCCGCTTTAGCGTCTGCTAGAGCCTTATCTGAAGCAACCTTGGATGCTGCTAGAGCGTCTGCCAAAACCTTATCTGCTGCAGCCTTAGCTGTTACTGCTTCTGCTTTTGCGTTAGTAAGTGCTGCATCGGCAGTAGCCTTTGCTGTATCTGCTTCAATCTTTGCCTTGGCTTCAGCATCTGCTAAAGCCTTGTCTGAGGCAACCTTAGCATCTGCTAAAGCCTTGTCTGAGGCAACCTTAGCATCTGCTAAAGCCTTGTCTGCTGCTGCTTTAGCAACCTTTGCAGCTTCTACTGCTAGTGCTGCATCTGCTAAACGTCCAGACTTTTCTAAAGCAATTGAAGCCTTTAATGCTGCAATATCAGCAGCAAGGTCAGCGATAGCAAACTTAGCAATGGCTGACTTTACTGGTGCTGCAAATCCTGCTACTGGAGCAACTAGGGTTAGGCCAGTTACGATTACTGTAACTTCTCCTGCTACACCAACTGCAAGTGAGTATGAGGTAACTTCTGGAGACAACGCTTTAACAGATGAACCATCAGCGAAAGTTGAGCCAACGATTGTTGCTGTTATTGTATCTGAAGATGCGTTACCAAAAATATCAGTTGTTGAAACTGAGATTGCTGGAACTGTTCCAACTGCTGCTGCAGAAGGAACTGTAACTGCTAAATTGTAAGCAGGTCCTGCTACACCTTTAACATAAATAATTGTTGAATACGCACCATTTGTAACGATAACGGAACCAACTGTTGTTGATGTTGTATATGCGTAAACGGTAATTGCTGCACCTGTTGAAACGCCAGTAAGTGCTGAAACACCACTATTAACATTCTTTGGGGCATCTGCTGTGTGAAGAGCAGAAATTAATTTAACTGTTGATGATGCTGTAAATGTAACAGATGTAGTTGCATCTGCTGTTGCTGTAATTGCGACAGCGTTTGCTGCGTTAATTACATTTGTTGATGGCACCGCAATTGATGCAGGTGCTGCAGATGTAGTAGCGTTAGCAACTGTAGCAACTGTGACCGCAAGCGGTGCAGCAGTAGCTGAAATTGCAGAAACGCTCATAATTGCTAGGGCTGCAGCAGTAGCAATTGAGATTTTCTTTAATGAATTCATTCTTTATTTCTCCTTTTAATTTAGTTCGTTTATTTTAACATGGAAAGAACACGGATCTCCGCCTTCGTCCCATTCTTTTGCTTCTTCTTCTGTGAGTGGTGGACCTTCATGTGTATCGCAAAATACATCTGATATCCACCCCCTTTCGATTCCATTTTGGAACCAAATTTCAAACTCTAAATCCATTCTTCTAACTCCTTAAGCAGAGCATGTTTAGGCTTTGCGCCTTGAATGGTCTTTACAGGTTTACCACCCTTAAATAATACCATAGATGGTATTGAAGATATAGAGTGTTCTAAAGTTTTTTTGGGATTTTCATCAACATTTAACTTACCAATGAGTATTGCCCCTTCATCCGATAGTTCTTGTAGTATTGGAAGCATCTTTTTGCAAGGTCCGCACCATTCGGCCCAAAAATCTATTAGGATTAAATTATTTTGAGTTACTATAGTGTCAAAAGATGCGTCAGTTACTACGATCAATTTGAATCCTTTAGTTCATCCGCCGCTTCATTAAATTTGTACATAAATGCTTGAATAACAAATATTGCTGTTTCATTAGCATTATCTGCCATTGCCTTAGATGCCTCTTCAGTTTTTTGATCCTCTGGAACAGAGTTATACCATTTCTGATATAACTCTGAACCGATTTCCTTAATGATTTCTTCAAGGACTGTCATATTAGCCATTAATTGCTGCCCCTATATTAATCAGAATTCCAGAACTTACGTGAGCATTTTTTGTTGGAGTTCCAGTATTTTTTAATAGGTTATAAATTTCTTGGTAAGATAAAAGTGGTTTAGCAGACTTTAATGCAATCCATTGAGCTGCTGCTATTTGAGTTGATACAGATGTTCCAGCAGCATTGCCTTCACTTCCGCTTGGCAAAAATACTCTAGCAGAACCTTTTGCGTAAAAAGAAGTTTGTTTTACATCTACATTGCTATAAGACTCAATCTCTCCGTATTGATCAGTTGCGCCTACGGCAATTGCATACGGCTGACACGCAGGCCAGTCAACTCTTTTATAATCATATGCGTTGCCAGCTGCAAAGAAAGCAGGCACATCTATTGATTTTAAGTTCCTAATTTGTAGATCGACTGCTCCGTTAGTTGGGCAATAGCTAAATAATTTCAATAGATTATGATGTCCCTGAGACATAGATACTGCTTGAATATTATATTTACTTTTATTGTTATAAACCCACTGTAAAGCGTTAGCCACAGATTTAGGACCAGCCAACTGCCGTGCGCCATTTGCGGTATTTCCAATGATTCTAACAAATACAATTTTCATGTTTGGATTTTCTGTAATTGCAGCAGAAGCCATTTGAGTACCGTGATTAAATTTAGAGGTTGAAAGAATGCTAAGTGGTAAAACGGAAGAACCAGGACCCTCCATAAAAGAAGTTCCATTAGGGCAACTATTCCAATCTAGGATACAAACTTCATGGGCAATCTTGCCTTGAAAAATTGGTAATGATGTATTAAGTGCTGTATCCAAAATTGCTAATGTAGGTACTGATACTAAAACTTCTGACTTCATGGCTGCTTGAGCCGTTGTGGGAATGGCAATTGCTGTGGCTACAAGGGCCACTATAAGTTTTTTATTCATAGGTATATCTTACTAAATAAATAGGATTTGTCAATAGATTATTCTTTTTTATACCATTTGCCAGAATCGAGCTGTGGGTCTTCCATACCTTGGGACTCCATTAAATTATTTACACATACAGTAAGTAATTCAACATGCATTTCTAATCTAATAACCTGCATTTCAAGCATTCTTAATCGTTCTGATTTTCTCATTCTTCCTTCATCTCTCTATCCATTGGTGTAGGGGCTGTTGCCAAACTTCCACATTTTGCACATTCCATATCTAAGAAATATGTGGCTATTTCAAAGTTATCAAATACTACCTTGAGATTAAATATCTCGTTACCACATACGCATATGTGAGTTGGTGTTCCTCTTAGATCTATAGAATTACTATAGTCTATATAATTAAGATCCATTGCTTCCGCCATTTCTTGTTCTTCTTCTTTGTCTATATAGTAAAGACCAAAGTCGTATCTTTGAAGATATCTTTTTGCCAATGGAATAGACAAGGCTAATCCAAGTACTGACAAAATTATTAAAGATATCATCATAACAATCATTATACTCTACACTTGAATATATGTAAATGGTGGGGCTACGCTCATTGAAAATTCTGCTGCTGCTTCTAATGCTAATTTTAACCTCATTTTAGGATTCTTTTGGTTCTTAGTAGCATGTAAGGCTCCTAGCGCAAACATACCGCCTGATCCTTCCGCCATATAATTAACTATATTCTCTCCCACATGAAAGTCTTCATCTATAGTAAATATTCTTCCGCATATACCTACTATAAAAATTCCACCCTCATCTTCTTGACCAGATACCTGACTTCCGTATCCACCGCCTCTAAATGATTCTTTAACTGAATCAATGAACTTGGTCTTCATAAACTTGTCTAATCCGCTATTAGTTTTAGTTGGCGTATATCTTGGAGGAGTCCAGGAGTACTGTAAAATTTGACCCATTCTAAAACTATCAGTAAATGCTATGCCATACTGACCAACCTTAAATACCTTGGGGTCTTTTCGACTAAGTATCCACCCAGACTTTTCATCAGAAGCTGCGTGGTCGGCAGCCATATAGACTACATCATTCTGAGCTATTGCTACAATACAGGTCATACTCTTAGTATACTAAATATAAATTCGAAGCGCTAGTCCTCATCATTATGTATTTGAGCATGAGTTAATCTAATTAAAGTCTCTTCTAATTCAGCACGAACTACAATTAATTCTTGTATGGCTTCATAGTATTTATCTTTCCATTCATCTAAATCCCGCTCAATTTTGTACAATTTAATTTGAAGGTCTTTTAATTCCATTTTTAATATATCATGTTCTTTTTCAGATTTTCTAATTTTTTCTCTTTTAGACTCTCTGATTGAAGATATGATAGCAGTTCCCGCACCGCTTACTAAGGATGCCAGAATGCCAAATAAGACGGTATTTAATTCCATTATGTACTAATTATACCGTATAATGTTAATTAAACTAGTAATTCAGACGCAGATATATCGTTTCCGCAGTATCTTTTCTTTAGTATAAATTCTTTTACTGAATCAGGTCCTACCTGTCTACCTGCCAAAATAATTACCCAGCGTGGTTCAAATTTTGAAATAATGCAGGTTTCGCACATTAATAAGTTAATGGGCAACAGAGAAGATCTTCTTACATTTAATTTGTTCTTTGGCTTATTGCAGCAATAACATAATATTTTTTCCATTAGTTTTCTTCCGTAATATGTTCAAACACAATTTCATCAATTATGGCAAACTCATCATTTTCAATTAATTCTTCCAATTCAAGCCCGTTCTTTTTGTATTTAATAAGGGAAGCAAAAGCTCCCAGTTGTTCGGCAGTTCCAAAAGATTTCTCTTCATGTATATATACTATAATTACTCTATCGTATTCTTTCATCTGGAACTCCCTCTAGTTCGCATCTTACTCCATATGATTCTATTATATTTTTTACCATTTGAACATAATTTATAACTTGTTCTTTCATTAATCCATCATAATGTTTAAAATTGCTTTCATAGAGTCTAATTGTTAAAAATTCTGGATACTTTACTATATCCATCTTAAGATCTTTAGAGGGTCTATATAATTCTCTAATCTTTAATGCCATTTCTTTACTATAAAATACTGGCTTATTAGGTTCTCCCGTCCAAAGATTCATGCCATGCTTAAAGTGATCTTTATCTCTATCAATGAATGTCATTTTTTTTCCTTATCTTTTTCCACACATCTTGAGTTTTATGGACATTTCTTGCTTTATCTATAGATCCAGAATTTAAATAAATTCCGCCCCATACTCCAGACTCATTGTTTTCTGTAGCAGACTTAAAGCAAAGTTTTGATACTGGGCACATAAGGCAAGCTTCGTCTATGCTTTTAGCGGTATTTACATCTGACTCATACTTTTCATAAAATAGATTAGTATCCATGCCCCTACATATTGCTAGGTGCCACCAATCTAAATCATCTGAATCAATGCCTAAATCATTTAAAATATTTGACATATTTTTTGGGTAACTTCCAAATCCCTTTATTATCGACGGAGATCTTTTCTGCCGTTCCCCACTCTTTTAAAAACATACCATCTTTTCTAGTATATCCGCTAGAATCTTTTTTCCAAATTATTAACTCATAGTTGTTCCAAAAAGCCTTTTGGTTCCTGGCCTTGGATCTTTCTATAAATATTTGTGCACCTAACAGATTTAAATGTAGCATTGGTTTCCTAAACACTAAACCGTAGCATCCCAAGTATTAAGTATACAGGAAGTACTACGGCTGTGTCAATCTATTTCAAGCTAGTTTTCTTGAATTTTAGTTATATTAACACTTTTAATTTCGTCGTCTATATTAAATATATCGCCTATATATTCTCTGGCATCTTCTTCGTTAAAGGCCTCTACTTCAACCTCTACGTTTAATTTGACCTTATAAGTGTTCATAGTCTAAGTATATCACTTGGCAGATTTTTTATCTACCGCTGAAAATGCTGCATTAATTTCTGATATAGTCAATTTACCATCATCTAAAAAGCCTCGTGCAAGCTTTTCGACTACAGTAGCAACCCCAAGGGTTCCAGCCAATACAACTGCTTTGTAGGTTTCAATTCCTACAATTGCTCCTGCTCCAATTACGGATAGGCCAGAAGCTGCAAATACAGCAATTATACGCATTACAATATTATTAATGTTTGCAATTGCTCCAGATCCCACCTGCTTTGGTTCTCCAATATTTGCCTTTGACATTATTTGTCCTCCTTATTTCTAATTGGGCTTGTTAATACCCATAGGGCTGTTGTTGCCATGATTCCATATCCAACAATTGTCTTAGCACTACCGTCCAAAACTACCCAGGCTATAAACATTCCAAGGAGAGTCCATGCCTGGTCTACCATATCTTTTAGGATATTTTTTACTATTCTTACCATCTTCTTCCTCCTCTTGATGCTGGTGAATTTGATCCTCCACCAGAACTTCCGCCGCCTGTGCTTCCACCTGTTGCTCCACCTGCAGCTACTGCTGCTGCGTTAATTGCCGCTCCTGCCGCTACAACTGTTGCCACAACCATATCTGTTGCTTCTTCTCTTTCTTCTTTTGACATATCAGCACCGATACTTCCAAGTGCTGCTAACGCTGCTCCAGGATCTGAGAATGCTTCTTGAAGCAATGCTGCGGGATCTTGCAATAATTCAACTTGTGCTGCTACTTCTGCAGTAATAACAACTGCGTTTCCTTGTTCATCTGTTCTTACATCAACAGGAGTCTCTTTCGGAAGGTCTTTATACTCAATTCCAGAATCTTTAATTTGCTCAGAACTTAAAGCTTCTCCATCTGCCTGTGCAACAAGGGCATCTGCTACTAATGACTTTTCTGATTCATTTAACTTACCGCCATCTGCAGTCAATACTTCTACAAGATTAGCAACCTCAGCCTTACTAACATTTCCATCAGCCATTAAAGTATTAACAACTTCATTAGCTTGTGCCTGAGTAATAGTATTACCAGTAATTACTGCTGCTACTGCTTCTTTAACTTCTTCTTTAGTTGTTTCATTCTTTGCTTTTTCTGCAGCAATTCTTTCTGCTTCTAAACGTGCCTCTTCTTTAGCTTTGGCTGCTGCCTCTTGTTTGGCTTCTTCTACTGCTTTAGCATCTGCTTCTGCTTTGGCTCTGGCTTCTTCTGCAAGCCTTGCTTTTTCCTCAGCAGCTATTCTTTCCTCTTCAGCCTTTGCAGCAGCTTCTGCTTGTCTTATTGCTTCCGCTTTTGCTTCTTCTTCTGCAGCAATTCTGTCAGCCTCTGCCTTTGCTTCTGCCTCTGCTTTTTCTTCTGCTGCTTTAACTTCTTCTGCAATACGATCTGCTTCTGCTTGGGCTTCTATCTCTGCTTGAATTCTTGCTGCTTCAATTTCTGCTTCTATGCGATCAGCCTCTGCTTTTGCTTCTGCTTCCGCTTTAACTCTTTCTTCTTCTGCTGCTGCTTCTTCCGCTGCAATTCTCTCTGCCTCTGCTTGAGCTGCTTGTTCTGCTGCGATTCTAGCAGCCTCAACCTCTTCTGCTATCCTTGCTGCCTCAGCCTCTGCTGCTATACGAGCAGCCTCAATCCCTGCTGCTATTCTTTCAGCCTCAAGTCTTTCTGCTTCTGCTAGTCTGGCAGCTTCTGCTAATCTTGCTACCTCTGCAAGCCTTGCTACCTCTACCAATCTTGCTGCTTCTGCTAACCTAGCAATCTCTGCAAGCCTTTCTACCTCTGCTAACCTAGCAACCTCTGCAAGTCTAGCAACTTCTGCGAGTCTTGCTACTTCTGCAGTAATGGCTGCTATTCTTGCAGCTTCTTGCTGTGCAGCAAACAATGCTGCAGCTTCTGCTTGAAGTCTTGCTACTTCAGCCAATCTTGCTACTTCTGCTATTCTGGCAACTTCTGCTAGTCTTGCAACCTCAGCAAGTCTTTCTACTTCTGCTAGTCTTGCTACTTCTGCTAATCTTGCCACCTCAGCTAGTCGTGCTACTTCTGCAGTTGCGGCTGCTATAGCCGCTTCAGCTGCTTGTGCTGCTGCCTGCTCTGCAGCAATTTCTTCTGCAGTCTTTCCAATTTTAAGTGTAACAACATTTGAGTTTACAGAGTATAGGGCTAATGTATCATTATCTGATCTAATATGAAATGACCAAACAGTTCCACTTGGCCTCAAGCTTTCAAGTAGTGAGTGATCAATTGTTATTGTTGTGTTTAAAGAATTAGGTCCACCAACATTTCCAGTTGCAATTCCCCATCCGTTACACCCAGAACAATTAAAACTTATTGCATACCTTTCTGGCTGAGTGTTGCCAGTGTCTGGTGAATCCCAGTCTAAAACTGTTGAAGTTGAACCATCAACAACAGTCAAGTTTCTTGGGGGGCCTATTGTTTTAACTACTGGTGCTGCTTGTGAAGTAAAGGCTGACGAGGGAATAATCTGCATTGAGCCAGATTGATCCCAAGCAAGGCTGACCCAGGCCCCGCCACCATTTTCATAGTACATTAACTCTATGGTCTTTGGGACTCCTGCTGTAAATGATACTGGAGAACTTATAGTTCCTCCACCACCCTTATCAACCCAATCATCTGCTATTAAAACGCCATCAATATAAATCCTAGTTCCGTCGTCTGCTTCTGCTAAAAATAATATATTTTGCGTTGTGTTGCTAAGAATAGACCCAGTAAATCTTACAATAACGTCTTCCGAAGGACCACCCAAAACACTGCCACTACCCCACTGAAAGTCAATGTTAGGTACATTTGTTGTTACTGTTGCAGTATCCCCTTGTGGTATGTAAGGAGAGCCATTCTGACCGAGTACGTTATGTACTTGAGCAGTTAAACCTTCTGCTGCATGAGCTTCGTTTGGAACAGCAAAAAGCCAACCTACGGATAGCAGGAAGGCTGTAAATACTCTTAACTTTCTAGTCAATTAGGGGTTCTCCTAGGAATACAAATTTTGTATTACATAAGAATTATATCATGATTGACTATTTAATTACTTAGGGTTATCCGTTTTGTAAAAGCCATTACCTTTAAACTGTATGCCAAATGGTGTAAAGTGTCTTATCATTTCCGACTCACATTCAACGCAACTATAACCTGGATCATTTTCTGTTATTGATCTATGAACTGACATTGTTGCATGTGCATCATCATATGAGCACTTGTATTCGTATACTGGCATTCTTTATCCCTTAATTATAATGAGCAGTTTGGGGACATACTCAGGTCCATCCTGCGGGTAGCGGCCCGATATCTGCGACTCCCCGATGAGGGGGTGCAGATTTCTATTATACTATTTCTTTGCTCTTTTTGTCTTTACTTCAGTATCTCTAAGATCTTCAAATCCTTCTATTTCATCAAAGTCATGAATATCAAACTTGACTGGTCTTTCGCTTTCTGGAATAAACTTAGTTAGTCCTACCATCAAGATTCCGTTTGAAATAACTACGGAATTAACCTTTACATACTCTGCGAGAGAAAATGTTTTAACAAATGAACGTGCCCCAATTCCCTTATAAAGATATTCTTTAAGAGGGTCTTCGTGTGCAGCACCTTTAATTGTTAGTACATTCTTGTCTTGTTCTACTTCAATATCTTCTTTGTTAAATCCAGCCAAGGCCAGCTCAATAACATACATCTCATCTGGTCCTTTAACCTTAGAGATATTATGAGGTGGATAGTTTGAAGTGTTTCTATTTATATTTTGTAGATCTTTAATTTGGCGATCAAAACCAATAAAAAATGGATCATTAAAAAAATCCAGTGTTGTCGTTACCATGTTATTCCCCTTTCAAGCGAATAAATTAATATATGGACCCTCTAATGAGCGATCCATATATTATTATAGCAAAAGATTTATATCTTGTCTACTTCTTTTTGGCCCTTACTTTAGCAAGTGCTTCAAAGTCCTTTACCTTAGTATCCCCTAGGTATCCCCAGGCATGTCCATCTGCAATCATCTGTTCATTTATAGATAATTTTTGATCGTCAACAAATAACCATCCAAGTATTCTTCCATACTTTTCTGAAGAATCCATCTTTTCTGTTTTGATCTTTACATCTTTTGCATCTTTTAATTTTAATTTAAGATACTCTTTTGCCTCTAGGCCTAGCTTTTTTTCTGCCAGATCTTTTGTTCTAGACTCTGGAGTATCAATTCCAGCAAGCCTTACTCTTGATGCAAACAAAATATCAAAACCAAGGTCGATGAGGACATCAATTGTGTCCCCATCAACTACGGCTTCTACTTTTTTAACATAATATTCGTACATTACTTAATCTTCTTAACTGCAGCTTTCTTTACAGGAGCCGCCTTCTTAACTGGGGCTACCTTTTTTACAGGTGCTGACACCTTTTTAACTGGTGCTCCAAACAATGGGCGCCCAAAACCAACAATTGCTACGGTCTGGCTTCTACGAAGTTTTGATCCGTTCTTCTTTTTATAAGCACGATTCTTGAGGCAGCATTCTCCACCGTTTCTTTGATCTCCCTTTTTATCTGAAGATGTATTTCCTTCTACAACATCTACTGTGCCATCTGTATTTACTGCAACAACAATTCCTACGTGAGAAATTCTATCAACACCGTCTGACGGAAAATCAAAATAGGCAATATCTCCAACTGCTGGCTCTGCTGTTTCTACTGGTTGCCACGTACCTGCTTTAATAAATGCTTGTGCTCCCGTTGGTGTATACACGGTATTAGGAATCTTTACGCCACTTTCGTTTCCGCACCAATTAACAAAACTTCCGCACCATGGTTGAAAGTTAGCTTTTGTAAGCTTACCATACTTTGTTTCATTATCCTTTGGACCTTCAATAGTTCCAACTTCTGCTAACGCTACTTCTACTAGTCTTGCTGCTGATCCTTGTTCTGCTGACATTTTATTCTCCTTTTATTTTAGTTGTTGTTTATTATTTTAATAATAATTCTGTTTTTTATTATACCATTTTATCTGTATTTTTATCAACCAGTGCCTTCGGCAGGGATCGAACCTGCGGCCAGTCGGGTAGAAACCGAATGCTCTGTCCTCTGAGCTACGAAGGCAATTTAATTATATATTAAACTCTTCGTTTATATCAATAAGTCCTGATGCTTTAATGATATCCATTCCTTCTGGAGTAATTTCAATTATAGCTTCTAAAGATTCATCATATGAAACATTAATTAATCCCTTTTCATATAATTCTATCAGGGTTGAGTTGACATGATCTTCGTGGGCTTCCCACAATTCTGGGGCCAGCTCTTTAGCAGCATCGGTTATTTTAAAGATAAATTCTCCATCATCTTCTATGCCCATTACTTCAATGGCGCCGATCTCTAAATAAAAAGCTAACTTCTCGTCTTCGTCCATATATTAATTATATACCTTTCCGTGCAACAGCTCGGACTTGAACCGAGGATTACCGAATTATGAGTTCGGGGCTTTAACCAACTAAGCTACTGTTGCTTAGGTGTATATTATAACGTTCCGTCTTCATTTTTGTCAATGGTGCTCTCAACAAGTTGCTGTACATATTCTGAGAAATGCTTCCTAATGTTTCCGCTTGGCCTAGTGCCCAATACTTTCCATAGTCTTTTATATTCAATTACATTAGAGAAAGTAGTAGGACAAAGCATGACTTCGTTATATTCTTTTAATATAGTTGGAAGGGGTACATGTTTTCCACAGCACTTGCATTCTTTAGCTTTTTCTTGATATATACTCATAATATCTGCATCCTATCCATTGCTTCTTGTAAGTTTTCAGGCATTCTTGGTGCCCTAATTAAATTATATGATTCATCTTTTTCTTCTCGTGGATTAAAATCATTGTCAAAGCTCATAGACTCGTATGTATGTATCTTTATTTCATTATCCATATTTGGTCTAGTTCTACTAATAGAATTGTATACTGCTCCACATACAGCATCTGCTAAGTCTTTAGAACCTTTTCTAGGGTGATCCACCCTGTCCCGCATAATTTTAAGTTGTAGCAATTCATCAATAAGTAGTTTAATTGCTGGACCAGATAATCTTTCTTCCATGACAACCATTGCCATATCATCATAATGTTTTTTAGCAACAGACAATAATTCTGTATTAATTCCATAGGACTTTAATTGCTGCATCATGTCATGTGAGTTCCAGCGGTCAAATGTGCAAGCACGAATGTTAAAGCCACGAGTCTTTAGAGATAAAATATAATCTTTTACTTCAGTAAAATCTACTGACTTATCTGGAGTAGGGGTCCAATATCTAACAGCATCTACGCTAACAATTGGAGCTGGTTGAGAGTATTCATTTGTTACTTTAACATTAACCCACCTATCAACATGCGCTAAAGCTACAGCACAATGGTCATGCTTCTGAGCTAAGTCAACATGAATAAAATAATCTTTATCATTTTCTGGTTTAAACCATTCTTCTATTCTACCAAAATTATCCACTGCTAAATTCATTTTATTAAATGCCTTTTCAATCTTTTCACGAGACTTAAAGAACGCATCAACCATTTCTGGTGGCATACAAGCAAAGCGTCCTAGGGCATCTAGACTATTTTTATAAAATGCTGTCTTAAAATCATCAATACTTCTAGTTGGATTTACTTCCCAAGTAGGTCTTTTTAATGCGTAGACTTTTGGAATCAAATATGATTTAATATGATCTTCTTCCCATTGAACTTCAAACTCATTGCCTTCCGTTCCGTCTGGAAGGTCTTCGTCCATCTTGAAATGATGTGTACGGATAATAGTTTCTTTTTCAGCAATCACGGAATCATAAAACTTTTGAATAGGATCATTTTTAAATCGTGGAAATGAAAGAAGAATTACTTTACCAAAGTCTGGGAAACGAGAATCAACTGAGGCACGATACATGTCGTATATAGCATTAGCAGTTTTAGCTTGATCGTGACCAGTTGTATTGTCTGTAGCAAAACCAGATATCTCGTCTAGGATAACTACAAGTACGTTATATCCTTCCCACGCCTCACGCTCTGAGTGGCCCGAGTGAACTGTAACTGATTTATCAAACTTCATTTCAGAAGCCTTGTCTGTATACTTTCCAACAAACCAAGGTGATCTTTCAATACGTGTTTTAAATCCTTTAAAGAAAACATTATTTGCCTGTTGAGCATTTATAGCAATATTTAAAATATCAATTGCATCTCCTGGAGGTTTGCCATAATATGTGGCTGGATCTTTCAAGCATAGCAATAGGTATACTATATATGAAACTGCGATGGTTGATGAATAATCTTTACCAGAGCCTTTACCTAATTGAGCAATAACTTCTGTAGCCGTCTGCTTGTACATTCTTGCACCCTCTTCGTCTCCGAAAAGTTTTTTAAGTGTAGCTTCTTTATAAATCTGAGAACTTTTTTCAATTAAAGTGTATTGTGCTTCTGAAAGTGGCGGAAGCGCAAGAAATTGTGGATCTGTTACAAACGTGCGAAGATCAACTGGGCGTTCGTCAAACTCTTCGCCGTCCAGCATATCAATAAGATCATTAAAATTAAAGTCCACTGACATCCTCTACTATAATTGACTCAACTATTCCTGTAATTTGAGATAGTCTTCTAGCAACATCCATTTTACATTTAGGGCAACTTGAGGTTACTTCTTTTAAAATTCTAACTAAAATTTCTTGTTTGCGTTCTGTCTCGGCAATTATATCTGCCATCTCAGCATTGTCTAATAGACCTACTTGTTGAAGCATTGCTATTCGTTTTGTTTCAATGTCGGCAATTAATTTTAGGGCACCAGATTTAATGCCAAGCTGTCCAGATTGATCTGCATCTTCTACAGTTTTCCATGCCTCTTTAATTAACATAGCATAGTGTTGATCGGCACCAGATATTGCTTCTTTAGCACGATCTTTAGCATTCTGATCATTGTGGACTACGGATTTCCATTCACCAATTAATTCAACAACATCTTTGCGGGGAAACCCAGTAATAGTAGCAATAGCAGTAGCATTATTACCCTTAAGTAATTCTTCCACCACTTTGTTCATTCGGTCAAAATGACTCGATAATTCTATCTCTGACATTTAATTAGTATACCATCTTAGTCGACTAAAATCAATCACATAATTTATATAAAACTAAATAACCAATCATATCTTCTATATCATTATCTCCTGGGAATGACTCAGCATTTTTAATTCTGCTTAATTTATCATCAAGTCTAACCATAATTTGTTCTTTTGGATCCGCCTTGCTAAATACTCTAACTGGGTTTAAAGCAGAGTTTCCATAAGATATATTCTTTTTAATTAACATCTCCGCAATTTCTAAACACTCTCTTAAAATTTCATGTCCAGATGGAGCATCAATTGCTGAAAGCTGGAGATCTGTAATCCAAGTTTGATAACCTTTATCCTTTTGAATATTCATTAATTTGCTCCTTTAGCATGGGGAATAGATTCTGCTTTACTTAATGGCGAAACTTTAACATAGTTTGATTCATAAGCTAAATCTCCTAATGCATGTACTCCAGAATAAGAACATCCACTACCTAGACCGCCTTTAATTTCTTCAATAACATTTGACACCAATCCCTTATAAGGTATCATAGTAGACACGCCTTCTGGCACAGAAGACTCTCCACGCCATTGCAATTGAGCTTCCTTACTTGCCATACCCCTAAATCGTTTAAACCCGTTATCTAGGTCTCCAGGGGCTTCATCCGTACCTGCTAGCATAGAGCCAAGCATAACCATGTCTGCGCCTGCAGCAAAAGCTTTTACCATGTCTCCTGTATTTCTAATTCCACCATCTGCAATAATTAAAGCCTCTATATTATTTTCTTTTTTAAATTCATAACAATCAATAATAGATTGAAGAGTTGGCATTCCATGACCAGAAACAATTCTAGTAGTACATGTGGCTCCGCCACCAATTCCTACCCTAATTGCATCGGCACCCATTCTAGACAATCTTCCGTATCCATACTTTGTAGAAACATTGCCTGCCATAACTTTTAATTTTGGGAAATTAGATTTTAATACTCTAACTGCTCTAGCACATGATTCTCCATGACCATTAGCAGTATCAACACATATCCATTTAACTTTAACAAAAATTAAATCCTCAATGAATTGAGTATCTAAAGCTTCAATTGCTGATATAGCAATACCAATATTATCTGGATTTTCTGTAGCCCTTATTGCTTTACGACATTCCAATATTCTATCATTAGAACTCATGTATCTATGTATAATTCCAATTCCGCCAGCATTAGCAATATGTGCTGCCATTTCCCAACCAGTTACTGTGTCCATAGGACTTGAAACAATAGGTAAATCATACCCATTCATCTTTAAGTTAACTTCTTTTCGGCTTGCTACATCTGATTGTTGTGGAACTAAAAGAATATCATCAAAGCAAAGTGCCTCACTATTACCAATATTAAGCATTATCAATCTCTCTGTATAGTTGTTTAAGTCCCCTTAAAGTTCCTATATCCATATATTTCCCGCCTGGCCTTGTTGCCATAATATTCATACCATCATCAATCCAGTCTTGGATCTGCTTTCCTGGATGGTCTTTTTCTGGATCTAGGTATCTTATCATATTTTTTCTGAATAGCATAGTACCCCACATATCTTTATATTCACAATCATCAACTTTATCTTGCGAAGCAATTACCTTGCTATTTGAATCTATAAGGACTTGACCAACACGGCCCTTTAAATCATCTTGACAAGGCCACACTCCTAGAACTAAATCAGCGTTGTCATGCTTCATCATCTCTTTATAAATATTTACTGGAGAATTTAGTATAAAGGTGTCTGGCATTCCAACCAATACGGTATCATTATAATTGCCCACCATAAAATTTATTGCATCAGACATAGTAGATGGCTCACGAACAATTAATTTAACATTCATATCCATATTTTGAATAATTGGAACCCATTCGGCTCTTGTAGATATTCTAACTTCATCACAAACTTCTAGCATTTGATCTACATGCCATTGAATCAAAGATGTATGATCAGAAATTGGTAAACAAAATTTAGGTATACCCCCAATTCTGGAAGCCTTTCCCGATGCTGGTAAAACTCCTATTGTAGACATTATTTTTCCCACTCGTGAGGATTAAATCCATTTGGATATGATTCATTTACCATTGGATCTTTTTTCCATGCTATCCAGCCAGCTTCTCTATCGTCACCCCAATATAGGTGAACAACATCTTTATCTAGAAGACGCCTTGCTTCTTCTCCATTTAATATTTTTACATTATTATTTTTTAGCCAATCCATTTCCATGAGCTCTAACGCCCAGTCATTTAAATGTTTGTGATAAGGCTCTACGCCTAATTGCTTGTATATAGCGTCTGTAAACATTTGCACATCAGTATAATAATGTACCATGTGATTATGCTTAATAATACCGTCTGAACATCTTTCAACGCATAGATCTATTGCTGCTTTCATTATTGGGCTTCCCGCTTTTGCCGCAATTACTTGAGTTGCAAGCCACGGGGTATCCCTCTCAATGTCCATAAGGGCATCGTTATCATCGCTTAGCCAATCTGAAATTGGTGCTTTACAATGAGTATCCATATCTGCGTAAACACCACCATGAATATAAAGAATTGCAAATCTCCACAGGCCAGCTTTCATAACTCCAAGCGGTAGGTTTACGTATGTATTGTATACCTCCTCTGAAAAGTTTTCTTCAAAAAAGTTTTCTCTATCTGGACCAGACATATAGCCGTGATTCCAGTCTTGATTCATATGCTTCCAAGTTCCTATACTTTCTTTAGCATATTGCGGTAGATCATCATAAGATGTTTCATAGGTCTGCCAAATATTTTTTTCAATACTCATCTTTTTTTAATTAATCCAAACTGTACTAAATACCTCTGAATAGTCATTGCAGAAGTTCCTGCTTCTTTTGCTATTTCTGTAACTGTCTTTTTTTGTACAAGATAGCGCCTGTGAAGCCATTCTTTGCTTTGATACAACTTCATCTTTTAGTCAACTCCTCATTAGAATAATGGGCAATACCAAAAGCATCTGCCACATCAAAATCGTCTAAACTTAATCCATATTTATTATTAAAATAATCTACCGTTCTCTGTTTACGCATATTTCTTATTTGATTCTTATACCAAGAATCAGCGTACCCTGGATGTTTTAATCTTATAGCCGCCTTCTCATCTTTGGTAGGATTTTTGTTTCCAATGTAAGCCTGCCAAGCTGTAGGAGAAATAGTAATGACCTTAGCTCCAGTAGACATAAGCTCAGCAATAACAACACCATAAACATAAGATAATTTTATCACAGCATCAGGGGATCTGACAAGGATAGCGCCTTCTACAGCAATATAATCAGACTTTAATTCATCTAACATAACAGACATCTTTACCTTAGCGTCATATATCTTTTCATAAATATCTGATCCAGACAACTCTATCTTGCCCCACTTTAATGGTTTATTATTTTCCATTAAGCAAAACGCAATTGAATTTGTAGAGGCATCTATACCTAAAACTCTACCAGCTTTTGTTTTTACTAAGTCAGCTAATTTCATCTAGCATTCCTAATAATGTATTTTTATTCTTTAAATTTATATTTTTTTCACAACTTGAGCATATTTCATTTTGATTATATCTACTTAATCTAATAGAACATTTTTTACATTTTCTTAATGCTCCATTTTTAATGGCCTTTTTTTCGTAATACTTTTCCATAATTCTTTTATTGGTTGCAACTCTGCAGCACTCATCAGAACAATATTTTTGATTATGAGTTTTAGCATCAAAGTCTTTAGCGCATTCCTTATTGCTACAAATCATATCTTAGGAACCTCATACAACTCAATCTGTACTGTACCAGTAGGAGTATCTTTACTGTAGCATTCTTTTTTAACTGGGCAATAAGTACAGGGCATCTTAGACTTAGTTACTCCAGCTGGCTTCATTGGAATATCTCCGTCTTTAAAATTATCCCAAACTTCACACATCCAAGTAAAAGTATCTTCAATTATCTTAGTATTCTTTTCATTCATAGAGATAGGGATTATAAGTATCTCTTGAGTGTTTTTATTCTCATAAAGAAAAAAGCCTTCTTTAGCATTCTTTAGTTTCATATAGGTAAGCAGTTGTAGCATATGATTGGCTGAAGATTTCATCTCAGACTGTCTAGTATCCCAGACTTCTTGCTTAGCCGTTTTAATTTCACCAATTACAGTTTGTCCATCATACTCCATAATCAAGTCAATGAAGCCACGAATAGGAGGGTATTCATTAATGATTTCCTCTTCTTCCGCTTTCCATTGTGGCATAGTCGCAATAAGTTTTTGAAGCCTTTCGTGAGCTTGAGTTCCCTGAGCCATATTAGCTACGGCAACAGCATCGTTATCATCAATAAACATTGCACCGCTAAAAGCCATGTACCAGTATCTAGGACATGTTCCATGGCCGTATCCTAAAGAGCTTGGGCTAAATGATTTCTTTGTCATTTCTCCATCAGCACGTTTAGTATTCCTATATGATTCATCTAATAGTTGTGCAAATAGTTCTGGGTCAAAGTGCTTTCCAGTATGCTTCTTGAACTTAAGATTCTTTACTATGTCTCTACCCATTAATCATCATCCCCATCTTCATCATCTTTATCCTTAGCAGGCATTTGTATTGGATCTATAGGGGTTTGTATAATCTCAATTGCAGGTGAAGGAACCGTATCTGCTGTTTTAAAAGGAAATAAAAATATAAATCCAGATACTGCAATAACAATAGCAAGCAAAACAATAAAAGGAAGTTTGTTGCCTACATAAGGATCATCGTGATCATTATCAATTAACTCAAACCATTCTGGTTTTCTCATGAATTGTACCTAACAACATACTTGAGTGCATCTACAAGTTTGTCTATAGACTCCTTTACTGAATAATAAATATTCTTTTTGTTATTGTTTTCTGTACCCGCTTTATCTTTTGCAATCGTAGAATATACTGATGCGAGAACCGCAAACTTAGTTGACATTGCCTGCAACTCCATAATTAAAAGTGGAGCTTTTGCCGAAGGAACATCTGGGTTCATTAATAATTTTACCACAATGCCAAGGGCTTTATCCAAATGTTCATCCCGCATAAACTCATGAAGATCATTAAACTCAGTGATATCACTAATGATCTCTAAGGTATTTTTAGACTCAACTTTATTTTCCGACATGTTTTTCAACCTCTTTCTTTGTATATGAAATAGCCCAACTGCCAAATATATTACCGACTATAAATCCAACTAAGAACGCAAGTGAAAGGTTATCCATGATTCTTTTCCCAAAATGTAATCAGTTCTTCTAAAACTGCCCATTCAATTAAACCTAGTCTAACCTTTGAATCTGTTCCTAAAATAATTTTAAGAGCTGGGTACATATCTCTATTAACTTTAAAGGTATCTGTGCAAATTTTTGCCCAGACTTCTTTGTTAAGCGCAAACGATCTTGAAGCTTCTTTATAATCTACTAAAAATTGTTTCCATTGAGCGTCACCCTTTTGGTAATCTCCACGACCACTATTCTTTTGAGCCTTGGCTCCATCACGCTTAACCTCTGATCTTTCAGACATTAGTTAACCTTAAAAGAATTTTCATGACCATTACTGCATTTCCAATACATGGTCAAATCAATAGCATCCCATAATGCGCCAACTACATCTTCGGAGCAATGTGAACATGGACGAATTCCATTTAGCTGCTCTAGATCCCTATCATTTAATTTTAAATCTACTTTCTTTTTATTAAGAAACTGATTAAGATCTGGCATCTATTTCTCCAATTAAATTGTCTACAACATCTGGATTTTCTCTTAAATATGCCACAGCCTTTGCACGTCCTTGAAAACGCTCTCCATTTACTGTATACCATGCTCCACCCTTTTCTACTATTCCGCACATTTCTGCTACGTCTAAAGTTTCACCAACACGATCTACGCCAAGGTGTGAGCCTTGATAATAGAAGTCGTACTGTCCAGATAAGTTTGGGGGTCCGAGTTTGTTATAGTCAATGATCCAGTTAACTGGTCTGCCGACCCTTTGTTCAATGATTTTATCACCGACTTGTATACCAGACTTAATAGCATTAGCTTCAGCTTCGGAAGACCAAAGCTTGACAACTGTTGAGGAAAAGAACTTAACTGCCATTCCTCCTGTTGGGATATGGGAAGCATGCATACTTCCAAACTGATTTCTTTGCTGTGATATAAGTATAAGTAATGTGTTTTTGTTTGCGTAGTTAAGCATTTTAACTGCATGTGTCATGTCCTTTGCTTCCGCACCAATTTGTTTAGTGTCTTGTAAATCTTTCATCTCATTGCCATCTTTTTCAAAATAAATGGCTGGCAGTAGTGCTGATATGGAATCAACAACAATTATATCTACTCCCGCATCCATTAACTTAGTGGCAACATCAACCATATCATTTACAGTTTTTGCGGGGGAATAAATAAGAGAAGATGAATCTACCCCCAAGGACTCCGCCCATGCTTGATCATATGATGCTTCTGCATCAATCCATGCACAGGTTTTACCCTCTTTCTGTGCTAAAGCAATTGTTTGTAAGCAAAAAGAAGATTTGCCTGCGGACTTATTGCCCCAAACTAAAACCTGTCTTCCATATCCAAGGCCACCCCTAAGAGCCATATTTAATCCAGCACTTGGAGTTTTTTGTTTTTCAACAACTATATTCTGTGCGGATTGAACTCTTGCTCTTGTTTTAGGGTCAAGCTTTGATAGTATATCATCTATCAATATTGTCATTTTTAACTCTTTCTTTTTCATTATTATAGCATTAAAAACGGTTGCCGTGAAGCTTTGGTCGTGCCTTATTCTTTTCCATTTTATTAAATAAAACTTCATCTAAACTATGTGTAAGATCTCCTGTGTTTCTCATAGCAGCATAGACATCTAACGTACGAATAATAATATCTGCTATTTCTTCTACAACTTCTTCAGACCCTTTATTCTTACGAATAGCTTCCAGTACTTCAGTAACTTCTGAATGTACAAGAGCAAGCTTATTACCGATCTTGTCATATCCAATTTCTCCATCCCAGAAACCTTTTTCAATTGCAGTTTCATGAAGAATAGCTGCTAACGCATCCATTCCATAATCTGTTACTAAATTAATCTCTCTGTGATTTGGATTATTTAAAGACTTAGTTGTTATCTGGTTGTTCATGGTTCTCCTTTAATTTAAATGTAAATGATTCGATTTCCGAATCATAATCAATCTGTAATTGCTTATCTTCTTTAGCAGCATCTAAAAATGTTAGGGCGGGGATATCAATTGTTCCTAAAGTTTCTAGCATAGCAACTAAAATTTTACTAAGACTCATTTCTTTAAATAAATCCTGTGGATCTATTTCTGTCATTTTATTTCCTTTACGTTAAGTGTGCCATCATCTAATTTAGATAATACCAATTTACATTTCATGCCTTCTCGCATTTTAGCAAGTGATATCTTGTATAGGGTAGGGAATACAATAACTCTAGTTAATTGTTTATCAGCATTAGATAAAACTATGTGACTCATCATCTTGCCAGCCTTAGTTTTATATGGAGTAAAGCTTACTACAATATATTCATCCTCTTCTAAATCATATTCTTTTCTATATAAGTAATCTACAAATAAATCTGATCCGCTAGGATCTATTTCGCTTACCTTTATATATCTAGATATTCTATTATCTCCTACTAAAATAAAGTACATTTGGTTTGGCTCTATCTGAGTATCTTCATGATGGAATAATCCAATAGTTCCAGTTTCATCTACCAACTCTACTCTTGCCCAACCAGTTCCACGCTTGATACTTTTGACCATTCCAAACATAACAAAAGATCCTAGATCATCAAAGTCATCAATTGGTCTAGCTTGCGCCTTAATGCGTGGAGGAATGCCAGCCAAGTTAAAAGTAGGTATTCCTAAATATTCGTAATAGTTATCTTTTTCATTACCAATTCTTGGATTATCTTCAAACGCTGCACCACCAATTGCATTTAGTGCTTCAATTGCTCGGCTATTAATGCCGCTACCTTTTTTAGAAGCCTTATCAATTAGTTCTGCGTAGTCTTTAAATGGGCGCTTCTCCATAATTTTATTAGCAATATTGTCGGATATAAACTTTACTTCGGCAAGTCCAAATCTAATTCCGCCATCCTGTAATGAAAAGTATATGTCAGATTCATTGACATGAGGAAGCATGATACGTAACCCAAGTCGCTTTGCTTCAATTAAATATTCGGTTCTCGCATCTTTATCATTTTCATTTTTAAGAATTGAAAACATAAATTCCAAAGGATAATAAGTTTTAAGCCAAGCTGTATAATAAGAAAGCATGGAATAAGCAACAGCATGAGAACGGTTAAACGAATAACCAGCATGAGCTTCAAAGTCATGCCATAACTGCTCCGCTTTCTTTTTCGAGATATGCCCAGAAGCGCCCTCAATAAACTTATCTTTGAACTGGTCGAATTCTTTTGCATCTTTCTTTTTGCCAATGATCTTACGAACTTTATCCGCTTCTGACCAAGACATTCCTCCTAGGTAAACACATGCTTGCATAACTTGCTCTTGATATATAATAACACCATATGTGTTTTCGGTGAACTCTTTCATTAATACATGGCTGTAATCTACTGCTTCTCTTCCGTTTTTACGGTCAATGTAGGCAGCACCAACAGTATTCATGGCGCCTGGACGGACTAAGGCATTAGATGCAACTAAGTCTTCAAACTTATCTACACCCATCTTCATAAGCAGATTTGTGTAGGGTGTCGCTTCAGCTTGAAATACTCCCTTAGTGTATCCTTCACTTAACATCTTATAAACTTTAGGATCATCCAGTGTCAATTCTGAAAGGTTTATTTCTTTCTTATGTCTCTCTTTAATTGAAGATAGAGTGTCAGATATAACAGAAAGAGTTTTTAATCCTAAAGCATCTAACTTAATTAATCCAATGTCTGCCACAGTGTCCATATCATATGCGACAACTGGAATACGACCAGAAACTTTATCTTGAGCATCTTCTCTAGATTCAACTGGAGCATACTTTCTTAAATCATCTTTAGCAACTACAACACCTGCGGCATGGACTCCAACAGAACGAATTCGGCCACGCAATCTTTCGGCAAGCCAAACAACTTCTGGGTATCTCATTCTAAATTCTTTAGTATTTGGTGACTCCATAAAATCTTCAAAAGTATCTACTGGTTTTAAAGCACGATTAACTTCTTGAAGTGGAACCATAAATACACGAGCAGCATCACGGACTACACCCTTATCTTTAAAATAAGTATATGTAGAAATTGAAGCTACATGCTTAAACCTCTTCTTTAAATACTCTTTAACTTCTTTACGACGACGGTCTTCAAAGTCTGTATCAATATCTGGAAAGTCATTACGCTCTGGATTAATAAATCGGAAAAACAACAGGTCATATTTAATTGGATCAACATCTGTAATTCCTAGGGCATAGCAGACTAAAGATCCTGCTGCCGAACCACGTCCTGGACCAACTCGGATTCCTGTATCCTTAGCCCAATTAATCATATCTCCCACTACCAAGAAATAGGAGGCAAAGTTTTTAGAGGCAATTACTGCCAATTCTTCTTCCATGCGAGCCACATAGACCTCATCAGAAGCCTTCCCAAGGCTCTCTAAGCCCTTTTCAGCCAGATCCCGTAGTCTTTCATCGGCATCGGTCTTTGGGACGGGCAGAAGGTCTAATCCTTGATTAAAGTCATATTCACCGATCTTGTCGGCAATCTCCATTGTATTCTCATAAATGTCTATTCGATTAATCCCAGCTTTATTAAAGTCAGCCTCTAACTCAGAACGGCTTTGAATAAATAGATTATAGTCTTGGAATGAAATTCTACGATCTGGATAAAGATAGTTAAATCTATCTAACATATTCTTCATGTTTCGAGACATATCAAAGTCTGTTTCTTTATCTGCCTTTGGAGATGTTGATAGAATTAGTAATGCTTCTTCTAGGATCCTATCTTCTTCTTTAGCAAAGTGGGCATCTCCTGTTGCCACCGCCTTAATTTTAAGTTCATCGGCTAATTCTAAAAGCTTTGAATTTATTTCTGGCGGATTGTGAGATTGAACCTCAATATAAAAATCTTCAGCGAAAGTTTGTTTAAAATCTTTGAGTACCAATTTTGCTTCAGAGAATTCTCCACGCTCAATAGCTTTGCTAATAAGACCGTTGAGGCATCCAGACAAAACAATAATACCTTCTGCATATTCTTTTAATACCTCTCTATCAATTCGTGGCTTATGGTAAAAGCCTTCGTTCCAAGCAAGTTCTTGAAGAATGTTAATATTTTCTAAACCCTTTTTATTTTTAGCCAACAAAATAATATGGTTGTATGCCTGAATAGATTTATCTGTCTTTGATGATCTGTCGAATCTATCTGTTGGAGAAATATATGCTTCTACTCCTAAAATTGGCTTGATGCCTAATTCTTTAGCCGCTATTTGCATATCACGATGAGATGATAATGTTCCATGATCTGTAATTGCAATCGCAGTTTGTCCAGCATCTAAAGCAGCCTGACACAATTCTTTAGGGGAGTTTAATCCATCCATTAAAGAATAATATGAGTGCACATGTAAATGTGTAAATCTTTTGTTTTCCATATCCGCCAATTCTACTAAATAGAGAGGGGCCAGTCTAGTGACTGGCCCCAGTCGTTATAATTACCAGTCTAGATTGCTACTTGTAGCAGAAGACTCTTCAGCATGTCCGCCTTCGCCAGCAAAGAAGGCTTCTTGTTCTGTATAAGGTAGGTCTCGTACAGCAGTTGTTTCAAGATCATATAGTTCTAGACTTGATGCATCAAATGCTGTTTCATCCTTGGCTAGAGGAATAATTGTGTAGCTTGTGTCTGTCTTTGTACCTGTACGCTTAATGCGCCACATGAGATTTGTAATCGATCCCATTTCACCAGCATACTCAATGAGTGTAGGTGTAATTGTTTTTCCACTTGAACCTTGTGAAAGAATTGCCACATAAGGATCTTCTTTTCCATCATCTAGAAGTACATTAATGTAAAGTCGTGAACGACCTTTCCATCCTGCCTTGTAGTCTTTTCGATGTTGTTCGCAACCATAGCACTTGCCTTGGTCATCCATAGAGCATAGAGCTTTGCGACGGTAATCTTTTGGATTTGTATGTTCAACAGCAATAAATCCCAAGCCGTGCTTTTCATTATAAGTTGGTGAATCTGGATCTAATTCTTGTAAGAAACGAATCTTAACACTTTCAGAATCTTCCAACTTTGCCCAGCGAGCTTTTGTTCCGTCTCCGCCTGTTGATTGCGGCTTATCCATAACCTTATTCAGGTCTTTTAGTCCTTTAACGATACCCATTTGTATCTCCTTTTCTTATAGTTGATGGTATAAATCCATCTGTATTACTATTATATCATTCATTCCAAGATCTGTATTCTATATTGGATACAGCATTTTTAACACAGGTTTTAATTTCTTCATCAGTCATATCGCCTACATCTTTTGCATCATGTGGATATATCTTACCATAAGAATACGAAGCCCACAATAGGTCTTTATTTTTTAACCTACTACATATTGTAACTCCTAATTCTCTACCCGCCAAATCTGAGTCTGTCATTATTGTCACCTTGTTAAAATATCTATTAAGCAGACCAATATTTTCTGAAGATATATGCCCACCAAGGGTAGCCACAACATTAGGGAATCCAGCTTGATGCACACGGATCGCATCAAAGCTAGACTCAACAATGATTACATGGTCACCAATTTTCTTGGCACGATGAATATTAAACATAGTTTTGCTGCGTGGAAGGTTTGTACTGTTTTTAAATTTCTTTTCAGATATTGATCTTCCAACTAACCCAACTGGAGTTCCGTCTGGACTATGAACTGGTACCGTAACCATGTTTTGTTTTGGAGAATATCCTAAAGAAAAATGTGTAATAGACTGTAAGTCTATTCTTCTAGAATAAAAATACTGTTTAGCTTCTTCGCTTTTAATTAAATCATTATGTAAATTAGTTAATGTTTCCTGCGGAAACTCTATAAAGTCTGGTTTATCTTCCATTACCCCACTTAATAATTCATCAAAATTTTCTAAAGCTTCCGACTCCTTAGATGAAATAAATCTAAGAGCCTCAAAATCATTCTTGTGAAGAACACGTTTGACTAACTCAACTAAAGTTCCTGACTCTCCGCATGAGGGGTTGAAACAAATAAAGGCACCTATTTCTCGGCTTACGCTAAAGCTTGAGGTATGCCTGTTGCTATGAAATGGACAATAACATAGGAAGTCATTAGACGTTTCTCCAACTACTTCTAAGCCAATAGTTTTTATAATTGACTTAATGTGTGCTGGCGCATAATGCGTGGAATCAATTTTCCTTGCGTAATTCCCTCTGATTGCCATGCCTTCCTCTTTCCTACGTATACTCCATACATAGTCATTAAGAATGACCATGTTTCACCTGTAAATTGTACTGAAAAGTTAGTGTCTATGTCAAGCACTTTGGCATATCCTTTACCTCTCATGTCTTGAGACAAAAGACTTTCGTACTGAGCTTTAATCCTGATCATATCAGAATCATCATGAAACTCAACATTAATTTGAAATCTTTTTATATTTTTATGATTCATTCTTTGTTAGTGGATTCTCATAAATTTCTTTAACGATACCACGATTGATATCCCAGTCTAAATACATTCCGAACTCTTGACCATGACGGTTCTTTCTTGAAACCACTTCGATCATATTTGTTCCAGTATATCTGTGAATAGCAATGGCCATGTCAGCATCATACTCAATAGCTTTAGACCATGCTACTTGAGATAGCATTGGTGGAGCATCTTGATCTGAAATATCATCCATAGTCGCAGCAGTAATATCAATAACTGGGATATTATTAGTCATAGCAAGCATCTTGAATTCTCTAGAGATATTCATGTTACGTTCTGTTGCTCCCATGCTCTTTTTATTATCAGAGAACAACTGATGATAATCTAGAATAACTAAGTCTGGTTTATGTTGATCAATCTTTCCTTGAATAGTTGCTGGTGTTACTTCAGCCATTCCCTCGTTAGATACCAAAACAAAACCGTTCTTGTTATCAAACTTTTTCTTAGACCATGAACGGAAATCATCAATATTAATATCACCCTTAGACAAATCACTGGCCTTAAATAATCCAGAACCCATCATAGTATAAATACGATCACGCATATTCTCTGGAGACATTTCAAGGGAAACGATCATGGGCTTGAAGCCCTGCTCCCAAGCCTTGCAAGCTAGATAGGATGTAAACCATGTCTTTCCTCTTCCTGGCCAGCCAATGGCCACGATAAGGTGTCCTGGAGCCATTCCAGTAGGATAGGCTAAGTCAATTGCATCGAATCCAGTTTTAATTCCTGGAGAGCCACCCATTTCAGCAGAACGAACTTTAACTGCTTCGAAATGTCGTGCCGCATTTTCTGCATCAGTAACATCTAGGTCACGAACGTTGCTAGTAAATTTACTAAGCGAAGCAAGCTGCGATTGCATTTCAGATAAAACTCTAGATGCGGCATCTTCTTTAAGCATAGATCCACTCTTAAGAATAATAGTCTTAAGTTTATTTGAAAGGAATTCATTCTTAAGTTTATCTAGATAATATCCAGTCTCAGCTTTTACTTCTACTGGCTCAAAATCTTTAAAGCGTTCCATTAGAACGCCTACTTCTGGGACAGCCTTAAACTTATAGTAATATGACTTTAGGCCTTCCCAAATATCTTTATGGGATGTAAATATTTCATCAACATTGTCGGCAAGCAGGGTGCTAATATCTTTATTCTTACATACTGCAGAAATTAATGTTGCTTCTGTATTCATGCTATTCCGCCTTCTTCAACCATTTTTTTAGTTTCCTTCATTAGGATTCTACGTCGCTCTTTATCTTTTTCTAATTCTACTTTATTGTTCTGAATCTTGTCAAAGTTAAAGAAAAAGAATTGAAGTGGGTGACCACTCTTATTTAAATTAAAATAATAAATTAAAAGTTCTTTAGCACGTTCAAACCCTACACTATCAATTACATCCTGCATTGCCCACTTTTCACGAAATTTATTCATGGTGGGAGTTTTGCCATACTTATCTTTATATAAAGATTGATATAGACTAATTAGTATGTAAGGCTCTTTCTCATTTGCCACTCTTTAGTTCTTCTTCCACCTCGGTAGTTTTCTGAATAAGCTTTTCTTCAACAAATTTATAAACTCTCTCTGTGGCGGTTTCAACTGTTTCACCATGTCTAACAATATCCTCAATGCCTATGCCAATTTTAATTGATTCATAGTTACCAAGATTTCTAGTAAACGATAGGTCTACTTTAACTACAGTTTCTGACATTATTCCGCCTTCCATACTGGGACAAAGTTGCCCTCTTCTGTTCTAGTATACAATATCATGTTGTGTTTGAGAAGAGCCATCAATTCTGTTTTTGACGGAACCTCTTTTGAATGACCAGCATCCAATATAAACTGATGTAAATCTAGTATGTCTGATTGATTAAACATATACTTAGACCATGTGCTTTCTGGATTACCAATTGGATAAACTTTAGAAGGAGCTTTAATCTTACCCTCTAAAATATAATCCTCAATAGTTACCTTATGCTTGTTTAACAAGACAGATACTTGTCTGGTGCTATAAGCATTTTCCATATACTTATTTACCTGAGAATAAGAATATAAAACTCTTTTTTTATCAGGATAGCACCAAGCAACTAACTCATCTTTTGACCTAGATGAATTTAATACCTTATGCAGCTTATCGTTTAGGAAGAAATAAAGAAAAGCTTTGCGTACTTTTCTTCCATTTTTTCTAGCCATTTTGCCAACTTATTAGTTTCTTTATTAATCATCCACCGTTTTCCGCACATTACGCAGAACAGTTCCATATGTAATTTCTGAGAGAATACTCTGTCAATAAATACTCTACCCTTACATCTCTGACACGTCATCATAAGCTAAATGTTTTCCCATCCACTACGCAAGTGTAGTCTGGAGATACGTGGATCATTTGAATATGAGGATAATCATTTACAATATGTGCTATTGCAAATCCTTTTTGCCAGTCATGATGTTGACTATATTTCATGCCATCACTCTTTTCATCACACATGTGTCCAATTTCATAGCCACGAAGGGTTTCGCCTTCGCCATTATTTCTTAGTTCATATGTTACCATATGTGAAGCAATTCTGTGTGAGTGACCACGGATTAAAGATACTTGAAGATCTTCCATATCTTTTCTTACAGCACCAGTTGCTGAAACAGAAAGGCCATGATGAACATGTATATCTCCAAAGCGTCGCTTTGGCAATTCATTATAATAAATATACTCATACCCTAATGAGTCTAGACTCCAAAGAGATTCTGGAGTAACTTCACTAATATAATCTGGCAGCTTGGCATCTACATAATTAAATACTCTAATATCGTGATTACCTAAAGCTGAAAATAATTGAGCATCAGGAAGCATCTCCCTAGTCTTTGCATAAAAATCTCTTGCACCTTTGGCCTCGTGGCGCATCATTGGTACAATTAAATCGCCACTCTCAGTCTTGTGATAATTTAAAAATTCTGCTGATCTTCCTTCTGTATATTTACTATAGCAAGCCTGATCATCCGTATCGCCCAAATAATCTACTACATCTGGTTTAAACCATTTCATAACCTTGAACCACAAGGCAATCATTTTGTCATCTTGATAAGGGAACTGCTGATCGGATGATAGCATCCACTTTAAATCATTACTCATAATCTACCTTAATGTAAAAAAGTCACGGGTACGTGACTTTGAGGTTACAGCAATTGTAACATATTTTAAAAGATTGTCAATATTATGCTGGTTGACCTACGGCTATCCAGTTAAATCCAAATTTTCCAATTGCAGTTTCTATACCAGAATTGCCCAATAAATAATAACGAATATTAAATGAAGTATTATTATATCCTCCACCAACGTAATAAATCATAGGCGCAACAGAATTTGCACCAATACCGTAAGGAGTTACAACTACATAAGGAGATGTTCCTGCTTTAAATCCAGACCCAAATGAGCACGTCACAGATTTTTCTTTATTGACTTCTGGAGTTAAGTCTTGTCCAGTAGATCCTCCTCTTATAATAAGAGATACTACTGTTGAGTCATTTATTGATTGTTGTTTTGTATACACGTCCAGCTTAGCTTCTAGATCTGTAAGCTGTTTATTAAAGGCGTTGAGTTTAGATATGTCTAAAGGCTCTCCCGCTGCAAAAATGTCAGTCATAAATTTTCTCCTAAGTCATGCATATTTACTTCTAAATCACTTACTTCAAGTACGTTAGATCTATCTAATCCATATTGAATAAATATATCTGGACTTACTACATGCCGCCTTTTGTTTTGCGAGATAAGATATATCTTACCATCTGCAATGTTTTTTATCAAGGTGCCGTCTCTAAATCCTAATTTTCCTACCAGCTTTATATCAGATATGGCAGACTCAGTGGCATTTACAGTTGTAAATAACCAAGAGTCCGTGGCCCGATCAGATATTAGTTTATATCTTTTGCCATCTTTAATCCAATAGGTAGCCTTGTCAGTTTTGACGGCTATTCCTGAAGGAAAATTAGTTGGCTGAGACACTAAGGCTGTCTGAGTATTCCTTTTCGGCTTTCTCTTTAGCATTTTTTTCTTCCATAATCTGTGTAATTTCTGCTCGTAATATTGCTATTTGAGTTTCGTAATTGCTTACAATTTCCCCAATACGTTGTTGTAAGGCGGTAATAATTAATTCCGCTTTATCTGCCATATTAATTCCTAATCTACTACTGTAGCCAATTCAGCTACTAGAGCTTCCATTTTACCATTAATAGTAGAAAGTTGTCCAGCAAGTGTGTCAAGGTTCGTTTGATCTGGTGCTGGATCAGCATTTTCTTCTACCAAAGAAATCTCAACATTAAATTTAGAATACTCTAAATTTCTAAGGTGTTGATTAATAATGTTTCTTTTTTCATCATTAGTTAATTCATAAGTCATTTTGTGCCTCCTTTCATATTATATCATTTGTTAACTTATTTGACTATACGTTAAATGTACACATATATTAGCATGGCTCACCGCTTAAATAGGATTCGCAATCGCTAAAGGTGTAGCACATCCCGTAGAACGCATCGACACCGCTGCACAGATAATTACCTGCTGGTGGAAAGTATGGGAAGAACGGTGGGAAGAATGGCGGGAAGAATGGTGGGAAGAATGGTGGGAAGAACGGGAAGAATGGTGTTGCAAAGTAAGGTGGGAAGAACGGTGCAGCTGCATCAGAGCCATTTGGAACCTTATTGCTTACTGATTGACCACTACCAGATATACCATTACCAGATGTTCCGCTGTAAGGTACAACTTGAACAAAATAAGAAGTTCCAGAAACTAGACCACTTATTGAGTATGAGGTATTTGTGGTAGATGTTGAAATTCCATTAGGTCCACCAATAGTGACGGCGTAAGACCCTGCACCATAAACTGAATTCCAAGTTAGGCTTAAAGATCCGCTTGTGTATGATTTAACATCTAATCCAGTTAAATCTGGAAGTCCAATTGGTCCAATTTCATTTGTAATAATTGTTTGGCTTCCGTAGGCATTACTCCAAACAATAGTTACTCTCATATTATAAGATAGATCTGTGGATCCAAGTACATAAGATGTACCATAATTTTGTGCAGTTACCCATGCTCCAGAAGATCCGCTATTTCTTTGCCATGTTATTGATGTTGACGTGACTGCTTGACCAGCATTGGGATCTGTTTTATTTAAAGTTAATGTAGATCCAGATGCTGCTGATCCAGAAATAGATGCTGTTCCTCCAGAAGGTGCGGATGCGTTCCATCGAGCATACATTGTAATTGAGCTTGGAGGGGTAAAAGAACCACCAGATGCAATTGGTCCATAAGTATAATCTCCAGATGGATTATTGTAGTACCCAAGAAATGCATAGCCATCTTTAGTTCCTGGAGATGGCGCAATATGAGCTGTTCCAGCAGTTTGTGTAGTTGTCCCTCCGCCAGTGCCTCCATTTATAGAAACATTCCATGTAACGGTATACGATTTTAAAGCCCACTGTGCATATAAATCTAAATTTGCATTAGATGAATAACTTGTTCCTGGAGCATAATTAGTTCCAGTTCCATTTGCGGCGGTGTTCCAAGTAACAAAATCATAATCTGTTTTAGTAAAACTATTGGCAGCAATTGTATACGCTGCGCCGCCTTGAGTATATGTTCCAGATGACATTGTTCCGCCAGTGCTAGTATTTCCAAAATAATTAATAGAATAGTTAACTGGCGTTGCTGGGTATGGTATAACAGAATTTGATGCTGAAGAATACGTTCCAGTTCCCGCTGAATTTACTGCTGCAATTTGAAAAGAATAAGAGGTCCCCTGTACAAAACTACCAGTTGCCGTTAATGGGCTGCTTGTCCCAGACTGAGTGGTAATAGATATAGAAGGGCTTGATATTATATTATATGAAGTAATTGTTCCTCCGCCATTAGAAGATGGGGCGGTAAATGGAACTGAAACTACAGTATCGCTTGTTCTAGACACTGTACCTATTGTGGGTGCACCAGGAACTGTAATTGCTGAGATAGTTATATTACTAACAGTAGATTCTGCATATAAGCTATTTCCTTTATCAGATGAGTTTTGAACTTTAAAAACAAAATTATAAGTTCCAGGAGAAAGACTATAAAACCCATTTGCTAGATCTGGAGTAAATGAGCTTGAAGATGTACCAGTATATGATATTAATAATATTTTATTTGGATCATCGGCAGCATATTGATAATTATAGGTTACGCCAGTTGTTGTTGCAGAAACTGTAAATGATGATATGGATGGAGTCTTATAATATACCAAAGCAGAAGATGAGTATATAAAGTCGCTTGCTTGTCCAGAACTATTGCTTCCTTTTACTCCCAGCCTTAAATATTTACCCTTATACGTTGAAGCATCGTATGATAGATTATCAGTATTTCTTACAGTCCATCCAGTAGTTCCATTATCTGAAGTTTCCCAGCTTACTATATTTGAAGTAATAGTAACATCATTATAGTAGCTTCCGTATCCAGTTATATTGTAAGTATAGTTAGTATTTGCATCTCTAGAAATTGTTGGGGAGCCAGGAATTCCTTTGGGTCTTGGATAGTTTATTGTAACAAATCCAGTCAATACACTATTTAAAGTAAATGTACTAAATGAAGTAGTAGTTTTATTAGGGGTAACATTTGCATTTGTTGCAGAAACAACAAATCTAAATAGAGTATTTGCTCCAGATGGAAAATCTGATTCTTGTAAAGTATATGTATACTGAGCACTAGTTGTAGGATTAACATTAAAATTTGTTGGATTTCCTATTGGTATCCATGTAGGATTACCGCTAGTTGGAACCACCGCTCTTTCAAATTGATACGTACCAGATGAATAGTTTGTCCAGTTATAATTAGTTCCGACTAAAACTGGGGCACTGCTAGTCCAGTCTACTGTTCTATCAGTTGTTCCAGATATTGATATTGCTACTCTATTTATTCCAGGAACTGAAATTTGTGGTTGTCCTGCTCCGCCCCAAAATAACTGCCAACCAGATGCTGCGGTATTAGCAAATCCAGATATAGCTTGTTTCCATCCGCCTACAGTATTTATCCAAATATTTACAATCTGCTTCCATCCATCGGAGGTATTTATCCAATTGGTCATACGCTATAGACCAATACTATGTCCCCTTGCTTACCGCCAGATGGCTGAGCATCTGTAGTGGTAAATCTAACTTCCTTTAAATTAGATGCATTAGAAGGACTAATTCCAATTGAAACTCCATCAGTTTCGCTAAGAGAAACAAATCCAGTTGTAGTTGTTTTATTTGGATATAAAAATAGGCCAGCTACTGATGAACCAATTCTTCCATAAGAATCTCCTCTAATTAAAAATCCACTTTGAAAAGATGAAGATGAAGAAGTATTAATTGCAAATGTTCCTCCGCCTGGAGAATCTAATTGAAAAGAAGCACTTGTAACATTGATAGAATATCCATTTGAAGAAGTTCCTTCAAAAAACTTTATTGTATTTGATGCTGCTGAATCTATTTCTATTCTAGTGCTTCCAACCGCACCTGTTCTTAATGTTCCGCTAAATAAAGCATTACCGTTAGAATCAATATTAAATTGAGTAGATGTTATTGCACCATTGGCAAGGGTAAGCGGTCCTATAACAGCAGATTTAGTTGTTAGCATACCTGCTGTAAGTTTAAATAATTCTTCTCCCGTACCAACATTTGTACCGTATCCATATATTCCTGTATCATCAATATAGACTCCGCTTGCAGGTCTATCAGTTTTATTAGCAGTAGCAGATGTTTTAAATACTGATCCAACAATTTCAGCACCAGATATTTTACTTGTTGCATCTATGTTGCTTGCAGTAATTGTTCCTTTAAAAAATGCATCTCCGTCATTATTTATATAAAAATTCTTTGATGACATTGCTCCATCATCTAGGCTAATTGCCAATCCATTATTACTAAAATCACTTCCAACTCCACCCGATAAAGGGTTTTGACCGTATAGTGTTGAAATTAATAATCCTGTTGAAACTGCTCCGCCTATAATATAAGTTGCTTCTGAGCTACCTTGTGCCGCATTTACTTTTTGAATAATTGCGGCAGCATTAAGATCTTCTGGCTGTAACGCAAGGTCGGCAGCAGCTTTTGCAGCAGCTGCTTCTAATTTAGCTAGTGCTATCTCATCAAAAGTAGATCCAGATTCAATTACCAATGCTCCAGAAATAACGGCACCAGTTGCGTATAAATTTCCTCCTGCAGTAACTCTAAAATTAGCACCAGATGCAACACTTCCACCAGTTGCAGATTGTCCTGCCCATAAAACAATATCATTCGCAGAAGAAACTTGAGGCCTTATTCCAACATAGTATGCGCTGTTATTAGCAATAATTGTTCCAGAAGAATTTAATGATATACCGTTTTTACTTATAGTTGTGCTATCAACATCCCAGCCGCCAATGTTTGCAGATACTGTTGTTAATTTTCCAGTACTTGCATTTATAACAGTTTTTTCTGTGCTATTTTGATAGAAGGAAAGTCCAGATGTATTTAATATATATCCTGTACCAGATATTTCTCCAGATACAATCGTTCCTGAGTATAAAGATCCTCCAGATGCAATAGAAACATTGCCTTTAAATGTTCCCTTTTGTGCTATAAGATTTCCATCTATCGCAAACTCTGAGCCGTTCCAATTTAAATAATTAGATGTTGATCCTCCTATATTTAGTCTTGCTGAGTTTGCAGCATTTAAATACCAGTAGTTGCTTGAATCTAAATAAAGACCTTTATCATTAGCGCCAGAAATTCCATATCCTAATTTCATATTTCCAGCAGAAATATAATTAGACATTGATGGTGTTCCAGGAATCAATCTGTCGGTAGCAGATATATAATTTGTAGAAGTGTTATTAAATTCATCATATGTTGCTACCGCTATTTTGTAAGTAGAACCTATTGCTAATCCACCAAGTCTATAGGTGGTACCAGTACCTGGAGAATCTACATAAGAATATGTTGTTCCACCATCATTACTAAATCTAATTCTATATCCTCTAATGCCTCCGCCAGTTACAGATGGCCAAGAAACATCTATGTATCCATTAAATCCTAAATATCCAGAAGTATCAATTCCTGCAGTTGTTGTAACAGAAATAACATCTGATGGGCCTTCAGTATCCGCAGTGACTGCAGCGTATGGAGTTACATGCTGAGCAGTTCCGTATGTAGTAGCATTTCCAGTAGAGTCATAAAACTTTGCACGAACCCATCTTTTATTTGAATTAAGTGTATTTACGTTTAAAGGATTTTGATTTCCTTGAGCCACTTGTGTATACCCAGTGCTTGGAGCAGTATTAGAACTACTCTCTACCTCTTCAATGTATATTTGATCTAATGGTTTTCCAGACTGACTATTCCAAGAAACAGAATAAGAAAGAATTCCTGGAGTCAATGTTATTACTGGAGTATCTAGCGGGGTTACATAGTCTGAAGAAGTCTCAGTAGTAACTGCAGATAAATTTCCAAAACTATCTACTGCTGTCACGGACATTGTAAATCCACCAGCAAATAAACCAAACGTTGCAATATTTAGTTCACGACTCAAATAAAAAGCTTGAGATGAAGATGTTTTATTAACTGCCAGTATAAAAGATCTTGAGCGTCCGCTGTTTGTTAATTTAACTATAAAATGATTTATATCCAAATTTGAATTAGTTGAATCTGAAAATGTTGAATCATACGTAAATGAAACTTTTAATGTATCTGTTTTAGTAGTTCCATCATCTTTAAGCCATGTGCCAGATAATGAACTTATTGCTGTGGGAGATTTAAATGATCTAGCAGACTGAATTGAACTAAATAAAGAAAGTGATCCTAATGCTGTCTGCGCCTGAAGCTTAAAAAAGTATTCTCCTATTGGAAGAGTTATTGTCTTAGTTCCAGCTTCAGTAAAAAATTGTCCAGAGTTTACAAACTCACTTCCGTATGTCCCGCCTTTGATCCAAACATTTACCTGCTTTAGACCCACCATTGTACCGTCTAAACTATTTAATCCAGTCCAAGTTAGTTTAACAAATCCATTACCGCCAACTAAGTTTCCAGAAACAAATTTAGGAGTATTTGGAGTTCCCTCTGATACTGTAAATGTAGAAAATGTTGAAGACCATTCACTTGTAGTCTTGTCTTCATACGCCCATCTAAACTGAAAATTATAATTTTCTGCAGGATTTAAATCATTTACTGTTACAAGAAAATAGTCATTAGTTTTTTTATCGCTGGTTGTATTTCTTAAATCATCAGGAATAATTTTATCTGCCATATTAGAATCCCAATGATAATCTATACTCTATGTCTACTTGTCTTCCCGCTATTTTTGTAAGCGGGGTAGTTAAAATTGAACGGCTAATCAAGCCATAGGCTGGATCAAAGGTGTCCTCATCATTTATTCTGAGTCCGTCTAAATAGATATATGAGTTACTTGCTGCTGAAGATCTTGTTATTTCAATACCTATATACTCAATTAAATTTTTAACAGGAGTTCCGCTAGCATTATTAAATACTGTAGCCATTGAGATTTCTTGAATTTTATTTCCAGTTCCAGTGCTAGGAGTTATGTCTCCATAAAAATAACCTCCATTAGCACTATAAAATTTTATTCTAATTTTACTAGAATTTGTATCATATCTATTGTAGGCTATTGATAAAGTATCATTCTCGCTATATCCAGATATGTCTAAATAGTTTGTTTTAACCTTATATTCTTTAGTTAAACTTGTTGTATCTGAATTTGGAAACTTCCACTCTAAAACATTTTCTCCAATTCTAGGAGATGGGGTCGTAGCATACTTTGGATTATATCCATCTATATCTTCCCATATTGTATTGTCTGAAAAGTCTGATAAGAATTTATCTGAGTAAGCATTTTGAGAAGATCCTCCGCCAGGATAGATTCCAACTTCATTAATTACTCCTACTAAATTTTGTGGCACAGTTGATTTATATACAACAGCATATTCAAAAGTGGGGTTATCCTCTGCGTCTAATACTGGGTCCCCATTTATATCAAATATCTGCTGAATGTCTATACTGCCAAAATTAACTGGAATCTTATACGCTTCAAATCCCAGTCTGGTATTTGATATAGATGCAGGATGCTCTATTTGTGTTGCTATTCCTAAAGACAACTGTTTGGTATTAAACAAAACATTGCCAGCTAAGTAGTTTGTTAAAAATCTTTTTCCAAATTTAGTTACAACGTTTGGGCTACGATATACTTCAATTCCATCTTGATAAAATATATAAGTTCCTTTTAGCATATTACGCACCCTCTTTAAAATTAATAATTTTTGTATCTACACCCAGAAGCTTTTTGCCACTAGAATTCTTAACCTTTAAAACCAGTCTTGCTCTTGTAACACCCTTTGAATCTAAATAAGTTGTATTTGAAAATACAGATATATCAGCTAATTGAGGCTTGACGGAATTAATAACATCGTTACCAATATCTTCTGAAGTTAAATTGGGATCTGAATTTGTTAACCCTACAGAATATGTGCCACCTCCACCAAATATTCCACCAGCGGTAGAGTTAGACACACCTACATTTAATCTATTTATTGCTCCAGAATTTAAAAATGCAGACTCAATAGATCCTTCGGCAATTGTAACTGAAGGGGTTTTGGTAATATTTAAATCACTTTGATTGGCCATAATAACATTATATCATTAGTGAACTATAAAGTTCGACATCTGATCTGCGTCTCCAATCCAGATTCATAATTATGATCTATTCCAAGAACTACAAATTTTCTGTAATTTGTATTACCTGACTGAGCGCTTAAAGATTGATATGAATGATTAATTTCAATTAAATCTCCAACTTCTAAAAATGGATTTCCAAATACAGTCATCTCCACAGTCATTTGTTTGCTTGCCCAATTTGTTTTTATCCAAGTTTCTAGGGAAGCAGCCTCCTGTTTTGACTGTATCCAATTTGAAGCAAATACTAGTGGCTCTTCTACTGTAAATTCACTAAGCTTAGTACTAGATTCCTCATATTCACCAGTCTTTGATATGGTGCTGCCAAGGACAAAGAAGCTGTTGGTATCCCCGTCCTCCAACGGAATAAATGATGATGAATTATTTAAAACATAAATTTCTGCTCCAAAGTTAGTTAGTTTAGATCCAACTACTGCAGCTAGCTTATTAATACCAGTAGAAACGTATACTGGCTTTCCTGGTCTACTATTGTATCTAATTTTAATTTTTCTTAACTCTCTAGCAACAGTTCCAAATTCTTCTATCGATCCCACTGGAGGATCGATATTTTGGCTATTAAATATAGTCTCGCCAAAGTTAGTATTTAATATACTTTTAGAATATGCTCCACTATATGTTCCATAAGTAGAATCAGTATCTAAATAATTTTCAAGAGTTATTGAATTTGCATAAACATAGTCTAAATACATATTAGTGTTTAAATGAGCATAAGCTGCAATTGTATCTTTAGGATATAAAATAAGGTTTTTTCCAATAAGATTATCTGTTGCAGTAATTTTAAATCCATTAATATAGGCAATAATTTCAACTTGTGTTTCAGTTGATTTAACTTTAATATCTATCTTATATATTTGTCCAGAATATACTCCAACAACCTGATTTAAATCAATAGTCTGAGAATCTGATATTTTAAAATATTCTCCATTAATTAATTTAAAAAATGATACTTCTCTTGGGGTTGTTGCTGCTACTGAATCTACTGTGGTTTGAATTTGTATAAAATATCCACTTACTTTTGCGCTATCATAAAAAAATCCAAATCCCCCACGTTGAGCAGGATTTTTTAATTTATCATCAAAAAATAGTGCTGTGCCAAATGTATTGTATACTGGCTTTAGATCAGTTGGAAGATCTACGTTAATTGAACTCTTCCATATTCCGTTTACCATTTTACCCCATCTTTTATAGGATATTTTTTTTGTTGCAGCGTTGGCTAAATTTGCAGGGCCTGCTATAAGCAGGACTCCTCTTGGCACATTTGTTGTCAAACCGTTTTTGAGTGCTAAATCTTCTGAAGGGGTAGCTGTAGTCTGATCGGTAATTCCTTCTATTATCTCTTCCTTGCCATTAGGATTTTCTCTATCTACAATAACGGTAACATTTGTTTTGGGTGATTCAGATACTCCTGGCATTTGAATAACTTTTTCAATTGATCTTCCAAAATTTCCGCCCTGATTAATTTGACTAAATCCTACAATAAAAACTTTGTATCTGGATGTAGGTGTTAGTCCAGTTATTACTATAGGTGAAGAATTTGAATTGATGGTTACAGTTGGAGGATTTACTGAAAATGGTTGTCCGTCTGTAACATACATTAACTTAAAACTTTTTATAATCCCGCCGTTATCAGATATAGAAATAGTAATCTTTGTTCTATCTGTAGCGTCTAAAGCAAAAGAAAAATCCAATATATCTAAGGTGGCATAAGATGGATCGTAAATTCCGCGTTCTGGTGCTATTGCCATTACCAATTAGCTCCTATAGATTCCCAAGTTACTACCTCATCTGTAATTGCCTCATGTGCTGCTTTTTGAGTGCCAAGAGCAGCTCTACTTTTAATTCTATATCTACCAGTTGGTCTAAATGCTTCAGAAGAAACTTTAGCTAAAGTTCTGTACTTGTAGATGTCATTTTGAGACTCAATATTAACAAAATATTTTGCGTTTGATCCTTCAATCTCATATTGATATTCTACTGCATCGTATTCAAATATCTCTGAATCAATTAATAGATATCCTGTATAAGATAAAAGGGCTTGAGTGTTATCATAAAAAGATGTGCTGTTTGGTTTTAGTGTTAAATAATAATGATATGCAGAAGTGTCTTGATGAGACCTATCGTCAATAAGAACACCAAACTCTGATGTAGAATCAATTTTTGTACAAAGTAGAAGTGCTCCTAAGTAAGTAGTTTCAGATTTCCATAATGGAGTCGAGTCTCCTAAATAATTGGAAGTTGTAGCTGCGCTCCATAAAACTTTTACTTTATTTGCTGCAGGTAAAGCTTCTTTAGATAGATATATAATGTTTGGCTTATAAATTTCTATCCCACCTATTTCTATAGGCTCATTACTAAATGTCCATGAAGTAGATTTATTTTCACTGTAAAAATAATCCCTTGTGTAGAATTGCAGGATATTATTATCATCCATTACAGCAGTCATTTGTATGTCTCTGCATAATTCTTGAATAGCTTCCCATACAGTCTTTGTGTCTTCCGTCCACCAATATTTTGGGGTAACTAAACTATCTTCTACATTAATATTATTTGTATTAAACTTATAGTTAGTAAATCCAACATTATCTAAAAGAACTCTTACGATTGCCGCAACTGAGTAATCTTTTAGCAAGAGATCTGGGCACAGCGTATCCATTAAAAAGCTACAACCGTCTAGTGCATTAATTGTAATTTCTCCGAACTCGGATATAGACCAGTCTTTCATAAAAAATACTCCTTGCGGAATTTTTACATATTCTTGAGTATCTGAAGAAGCATATGCTTTTAAAAATACATTAATTTGGCTGTCTTTATAAAAATATTTTTTATCTGCTTCAAACACCCCGTTGGTTTTATCATACAACGTGTAGGATGGATTTAAATCTCCGTATCCATTTAAATTAATAGATAAGGAGTTTGCAGAAACATTTCCAACTGGAAGTAAGTCTCCTGTTGAAGATGATTCTTTTTTGACACTAAATGAAATTAAATCGCTAGAAATATCTTTTACCATTTTAGGAGCAATCTCAATAACGCTTATATACTTTCCTGAAACTGCAGTAACTACTAACTTGACATCTGTTAATGTTGCGTATGCTGAAGTACTTATATCGGCCTCATTAAATGACCAATCGGAACCAGTATAATACATATTTACTTGACCCGCCTGATATTTATCAGTAAATGACTTTATATTGGAAGAGCCTCCAGATATTAAAGCTGACCCAAAGCTTCCGTTGCCATTTCTTCCAAAGACCTGAAAGGCTGCTGGAGTGCAATGAGATATCTCAAATTTAATAGTTATTTTATTTACCAGCAAAGTTTTAGGATATTTAATTGCAATATCTACTGCTTCCCCTTTCTTGCCTACCCAATATTTATAGTAAGTGTCTTCTGAAGGAATGTATGTTCTATAATCATTACTAAACAATACATTTTTAGGATCTTTTAAACTGCCAGAAGCAATATCATCATTAATATAATATTTAATTCCAGCTCCCAGTGGTCTATTTTGTCTAACAATTGCATCTACTGGAAATAGCTTTTTAAATGGATATCTTTTTCTAGCTACAGAACCAGGGTCTACACCAGGTATATCTGCAGTATATTCAGCTGAACTATTGGTAATTGCGTCTGTGGCAAAATTAACCATGCTATTTAAATTATATTCTACAGTACATCCAGCATCTACTTTAATTGAAGATTCTGTTTTAAATAAGTTTTTAATTAGTGTATCATTGCTAGGTAAAGTAATCACTATACTTGCTCCATTGATATTGATGCTGACCAAAATTCTTGGGCTGGGTCTATTGTTTTTCCCTTAACATTTCTTTTAATTACAGAGAATGAGCAAGACGTAAAATTAACTTTATAATATTCTATTCTGTCAACTGTGCTACTCTCTGTTATTTTTTCTCTGCCATAAAAAATTTTAATATTAAATGTATTTACTCCAACATTAGAATAGAATCTTTGTAAATCTACCGCTCCCAGACCACCATCAACTGTTAAATCTTTAAATGATGGAAGCATGTCCCATGACGTAGAGAAATTCTTTTTATCCGCAATAAAGAATTTACGTAAAGTACCATTGCTCATTCTTTGAGATTTTTCTATTCTATTATGCTCTAATGATAAAGGTTGTCTATTATGTTCTGATAGTTTAACCCAGTCTATTTCTGAATTAGATTCCCAAAATGTTGATCCTGATGCTGGAGTTTGTCCAATAGTTGTTAGTGCACCTGTTTTTCTTTTCCAAAGAAGTCCGCTATAATAAACTTTATCTCCTGGACTATATGTAAGAGCCGCATTATATCTTGGAGTTGTATCAATATATAGGAGGGATCCTACTGGTAAATAAATTGCCATTAGACTCTTCTCCCCATTCCATTCATAGATGCTCTTTGAACATCTAGTCTCTTAATTTCTGCTAATACTTTACGTGTTGTCATATCTGAATATGTATTTATATCCATGCCTTCCGCCGCATTATTAGTCATTGATATGTTATAAACCGCTGGTGCCATTGTAGCATTATTTGCGTTAGGATTAAAGGGGTTCAGGTTAGCTGGAACAACTGCTTCATTCTTATGAATCAGTGCAAGCATATCGGCGGGAACCATATTAATTCCATCTTTAAATTGAGGAACAGACATGTTGGCAGAATAAGAAGGATTAATATATCCGCCATTTTTCATTATAACTCCATCAGGAGGCAAATGTGGCTTACTCTTTCCAAAAGTTCCTTGACCTAGTACTCCAAAAGCTTTTCCAAATTTTGCATATTGCTCTATAAATCTCTCAAGTGTTGATGGCAGCATATCTTTATATACTGAAAAAGTTTTTCTCAACTCTTCTTGTGGCAATAAATTTATCATACGTTTAATATTTTTTTCAGGATCTAGGGTTGTAAGCACTGAGTGCTGTGCGCCACCTTGAAGTGCTCCTCCAGCATGTGCAATTGTGTCTATAATCCATTCTGGACCATTTTTTCCAACTGTACTGAAAATTTCATTTAAATTCATAGGAACATAAGATTCTATTCTATCTCTTCCACCTCTAACATGTGCTACTCCTGGAACTCTTTCTCCAAGTAGTAGTGCTCTCGCATGTTTTCTTGTGTGACCAAGTACATTGATAAAATAATCTTCTAATGCGGCATAAGCTTTTTTATTTTGAGACCATAAAGACTTTCTTCCTCCACGCATATCCCAAACTTTAGACATACTTTTTGGAGTATTCCATATTGTTTGCCATAAGCTTCCACCAGCTTCTGCATTTTTACCTACTGCATATTCTCTTGCTAGCATCTTATCCACTGTTGTAAATAAGTCAAAGTTGAATATGCTGCCTGTTGATGCTTGTTCTCCAGGCTTTAATCTATTGTATATGTTATCTGGAAGAGATCCTCCATGAAAAGTTGGCGTATCAAATAGGTCAAGTAAAGATGGGTCAAGGTCTTTCGGTATGTCAGATTTAGATTTCTCCCATATTTTATTTTTGATTGTAAGCCCTGAATCTAAAATGTTTTTATCAGATAGTTTGCGTATTTGATTTAGTGCTGAAATACTACCAAACGGTGTATACCTATAAATCAAATCAGATAATTTTTCTTTTGATCGGTTTTCTTTTATTTTTGTAATAAGATCTTTAAGGTTTCCATATTTATTTTTAATTGGAGAAATTATTTTAGAGGACAACGGGCTTACAGCCTTATCTTTAATTATTTTTCCAATAAGTCCAGCTAGTTCTCCAAATGCTTCTCCTGGGTGATGAATTGGCTGAGTAGGCATCCAGTCATCAAAGGTGCTGACTGGTCCCCCTGTTCTAGGTACTGGTCTTGGTCTATCTATTATTTCTGATTTAAAACTACGACCAGTTTTGCTAAAATTATATGCATTTTTAAATTGTGAAATTGGATCAGTAGGTTTTGGCCAAGGTAGTATCTTTTTTAGCCCTGGAATCTTTCTTGCAACCTTATGTATTGGTTTATATGGCATACCTATTAAGTCTTTAATAAATGACGGAGACATTTTTAAAGCTGTTTTAAGAGATGATCCTAAATTAGAATTTCGAATTTTATTAAGTAAAAAGCCAGTCTCTTCTTCTAGCACTGTTCCCTTTGGCTTATTCAATGCAAGCCATACAGCATCATTAATATCTCCTGGGGCCTGTCCAGCACTTATTCTGTTCATAATAGATCCAGTGGTTCCCGCTTGGTTCATTAATGAACCTAATTCTTCTCCAGCATATCGGTAATCTGGCATGCCTAAACTTACGTCTCTTGACCAATGGTTATCTTTACCCTGTAATAATTTCCACAATAGATAGTTTTGAGATTTAATATTTGGATTTCTAAAGTCAATATATTTGCCTCGAGGTATACTAGTAACCTTATTCATGGTTCCAGCACCATCTCCCCATGTTCCAGGAGTATTGTATCCATGTTCATACAGTTGTGCTTCTGGCCTACTAGAAGTAGAGAAGAATCCCATTCCATAATGAGGATCTCTTCCATAGCTTCCGTCTAATACACTTGTACCTGAAAATGGTGGATCCCAATTAGATTTATGAAATGATCCGTGCCATTGATCGTCTTTAACTAATTTTTTAGCTTTAAAGTAATTAGCATATTGATTAAATAAATTAACTGGCTTGTATAATACAGATTGAACTTTATCAGGTAATTTTGGTATAACGTATTTTCCAATAAACTTTCCTGTTTTATCAAGACCAGCGCCAAAGCCCATAGAAATTGCAACATTCTGAGCAATGCTTGATGGACCCATTGCATCTAATTGTTTTTTGGCATCTAATGCAGTAAGAGTTGATCTATTTTTTTGACCCCAAGATTTTGGATACTGTTTAACACCTGTTCCACCCTTTACTCCATACTGAGAACCATCTTTTGCTAATCCAACAAGGCCCTCAACTAAACCAGCTACAGAGCCAACTACGCCACCACCACCGCCAGCAGCAGCTAAACCAGATACTCCTCCTTGAGCAGAATTAAAAGCTACCCTCCATAATGCTCTTCCCCATTTAGAAAAACCAGATGCATTTTCGTTTGCACCCCATTTAAGGCTTAAAGCTTTTTCTGCTTCTTCTCCCAATTGCCAAGCGCCTGCGGCTACGGCTGCCCTACCAGTGGTTCTTTTTTTAAATAAGTTTTTTAATGAGGCAAACCCTCCCCATTTGTAATGGGGAATTCCAACTTGTCCACCATTTGCAAATCCAGAGTTGTACTGCTCAAGAAAATCCTTCATCTTAACTTGATCTAGTCCCTTTGCCCCATATTTCATTAAATCTCTAAACATTATTGAAGCTGCGCTTAATTGATCAATGTTGAGTGGCTTAAAGTCTCCACCTGCAGATTTTAAAAGAGCAGTGTTATACATAGCTGATTCCTGTGCAAATATTTTAGCAGCATTTTTGGGATTATATGTAGGGCCATACATGGAGTTTACTGAAGAATCAGTTCTATCAAAAACTGGAAACCCTAATCTTTTAAGAGTAGAAATTCCTTTTTCTGCATCATCAGATCTATCAGTAGAAAACGTAAGACGTGGTAATCCATTCTTAAAAGTGCCGCTAGCGTTGTAAGCTTCCATTATTGTAGCTGGATACATTCCAAATGGTGTTCTTGGATCAAGAGAATATGCTTGATTTACTAAGCTATATGGGCCTTGTGCTCTAGTATATTCATGCTGAAGATCTACCGCCCCTTTAACGGCTCTTTCCCCGTCTTTACCTTTTGGAATATAATAGATACCACTTCTTGAAGGTGTTTCTGATGCATCAATTGTTCTTTTTACTACAACATCAGAATTAAAAAGATCTGTAATGCTTCTTTCTAATGGACTATTTGTTGTAGTCTTTGCAGTAGTTGCAAATCTTGGGACAACTATTGGTGCTTTTGGTTTTGTAAATTTAGATACAATATTTTTAATAAGACTTTTTATTGGATTAATAACGAAGCCGCCGCGATCAAATTTAAGTATGTTGCTAGCGTATCCACCATTTGCAAATTTTCCAGAATTTAGTGCATCGAATGTTTCTGTTCCATACTTCTTTACAGAGTCTGCTTTAATTACATACTCACCATTTGAAAGCATAGCTGGAATAGAATCAGATGTGGCAGTTCCTGGACCACTTACATTTCCGCCTGGTCTATAGTGTTTAACTGGTCCACCCATAGCAAGCTTTGCAAATGACGGGCTTACTGTTCCAAATAAATACTTAGTGTCTCTTCCAAATAATCCTCCTGGGGAATATATATTTTCGGCAACAGTTCCTTGACCCCACTGTCCTATTACCTTAATAGATTTTTTATCTATACCAGAAACTATGGACGCATGAGTTGGAACCCCATCTTGTTTCCCAGATTCGTCAGGAAAATCAAACCAGGCTAGATCTCCAATTTTAATATTTTTTAAATTATCTTTATTGCTTAGGTCATTAAAAACACCCTTTTTCTTATAATCTCTTGTTGCTTGAAAAGCGCTAAACATTTTATCTGATATGTCAACGCCAGAATTTTCTGCTACCCACGCAATAAATGCTCCACACCAATATAATAAATCTGAGCCTAGCTTGTAATTTTTATTTGCCCACACGCTAAATTTATTAACAGACTGACTTTCTATACCCTTTCGGTTAGCGGTACTATGTACTAAATAATTATGCCCTGATCCGACTTGACTTCTTGCAATATCAAGAAATCTTTGTAGGGATCCCATCGGAGATTTAATTTTGTCTATGCCGTATTCTTTAACTGGTGGAGTATAGAATCTTTCACCATAGTTACTGTAAAAAGCTTTTGTAAATTCTTCTTCAGTTTTATAGTCTTTTCTTTCAATTTCTTTTGGCATTTGCCAAACAGAACCAGCTGGTTTTACTGGAAGGAATTTTCCACTACCAACTGAAATTTTTGATGGGTAATTCCCTGTTAAGCCTCCGTCTGCAAATTTACCAGCGTTTAATGCGTCAAACGTTCCTGTTCCATATTTCTTTACAGAGTCCGCCTTGATTACATATTCTCCATTTGAAAGCATGGCGGGAATAGAATCAGATGTTCCAGTTCCTGGTCCTCTTACATTTCCGCCTGGCTCGTAATGTTTGATTGGCCCACCTGTTGCAAGCTTCTTTAAGGTAAATCCAGTACTTACATTAAAGCTAACAATTTGATATTTTTGATTGTCAGACTCAATTATTTTACCTATGTATGTAGTTTTACCTTCATCAGGAGCAATGCCGTATCTACTTAATGTTGTAGGACTAATAAATTTTTTATTGCCATCTGTAATTAAATCTTTTGCAGCAATTTGAGTTGGCTTGCCGCTAACGGCTGCAAGTATCTTTGTTAGGATACCGCTATTGGCGAGAGCATTTTTATCTGCTGTTGTTAAAGATTTTCCATCCTCGCCAAGAACTTGATTTAGTATACTATCTATTCCAGTTTTTACATTTGGTGTACCTAAATTAGGGAAGCCGAACTTGGTCATAAGATCTGACATTTGTTTTTCTGCTGGAGTTGGGGCAACTACTCCTATTTTTAGACCAGGCACTAGTTTATCTGCTCTGGCTTGCAAAGCATTTGCACCATCAATTTCTGCTTGGGTATCTATATTTCCAGATTTATTAATAAAAGCAACTGTATCAAGCATTAATTGTTTTAATGCTTCAAGTTTTGTGGTGGCATCCTTTACTCCATCCAATTGCTTTTGAAGAATTTTTGAAGAATTCTCTAATTTTTCTTGAAGCTTATCAATTTTTGCTTGCTGATCTGCCGTGTCTGCTTTTTCTTTATCATCTATTGCTCTTATTGCTAAAGTTTTTTGCTGACTTCTTTGAAGCATTTGAAGATCTAGTTGAGTTTGTGCAGCAGTTGCAGAATCTCCCATAGCTAAAGCATCTTGATACTCTAATTGCTTTTTCTTTATTTGAGTAAGAATATCTTCATCTTCTGATTGTCTAGACAAAGACTTTCTTCTGGCATCCGCTTCTTCTTTAATCTTATCAATATTTTTTTGATGTAACTTAATTTCTGCGTTAATAGCATCTCTAGACTTTTCAGCATTTTTTTGAATTGCATCTGAATTACTTGTATTTGATTTTTCTGCTTTTTGTATTGCATTATATAGTTTATCTAGATCTGTTCCAGAACTACCACCACTTAATAAAGCTGATAAATTTATTTGAGCTGTTGCTAAAGCAATTGCCATATCATTTGTCATTGACTTTAACTCTACTTTAGCACCAGTTAGGTATATCTTCCATTTTGCCAAGGCCGCAGCGGTATTTTCAGATCCATTTAAAACATTCTCTAATTCTGGAGCCAACTTCAATAATGCATAATATTGAGCAACTGTTAACGATTCTGAACTTCCTTGAGCAGCATTAACTTTTTCCATTGTAATAGCCCAGGCTTTAGATGCATCAACAATTTTACCAGTTTCATCTTCAGTTCCAATTAAAGATTTTTCCATCTCTTGAACGCCGCTAATTAAACTATAAAAAGAATCTCCAATTTGATCTACGTTTCCTTCTTTTAATAAACCATTAAAGGTTTCAACACTAGAAATAGCTGCAGTGCTTTTATCAATTATTAAACCAAATCCTTTGTCTGCTAAAACAGTAAGCGCTGATGAAGCTTTATCAGAACTTAAAATTAACGCATATATGGTATTGCTTGCCTTTTCAGCACTCATTCCGCCTGAAATAAATTGTGATTTTAATTGAGATGCTTTTTGAACTACTTCATCTGCGCCAGCTTTGTTAAATACTTCAATAAAATCTGGAAGATCTTTTTGAACAGTTTCTTTAAGTTCTTTAAGCTCTTTAATTGTTAAGTTTAGTCCATTCACCATTGTTGATGAAGCATAAAATGAAGCTGCAGCAGCTGCGGCTAAATCTGATTGAGTTTTAAAATCTTTTAACTGTTCATTTAATGATTTATAATTAATTCCCAGCTTAGAAGCACTTTCAGCGGTTTGTCCAAATGCTAAATTAATTACTCTTCTATGCTCATTAACTTTATCATTTACAGATTTTATTATTGCTGCTCCTGCTACGAGTGCTGCAGTCCAACCAAAAACTGGTTTAGCTTTTAAAAATGATAATGCCTTTTGAGTTAATGAAACTTTTTTAGTTACTTCTCCTGCTGCTTTTCCAATGTTTAAAATTTTATTAGCTAGTACATTTCCTAGAAGATCTCCGCCCATACTTCCAAGCAATCCACCCATCATTGATCCGCCAGTTAATTTTGAACCTAATCCATATCCAGCCATTCCTGGAATCATTCTCATTAGCATGGCCATTACTTCGCCACCCTGAGCAAAGTTCTGAACTTGTCCCCCATTATTAAATCCTGGAATTATTTTTCCGCTATTTTGCGGAACAAAAAGTTCTGGTCCATTTTCTCCTACAACATATGGGAAAGCTCCAGATACTGGACCACCCATTTTTCTTTGTGGAATGTTAAGATCTCGTGCAAGCATGCCAATATTATCATCAAATTGCTGATCTCCAAAATGAGCCCATACGGTTCTATCTTTTCCTTTTCCGCTTCCTGAACCATAACTGCTAGGTCTTGCTCCTGGAACATTTATTCCAGTAGGGCTTGGGCCATGTGCTGAACTTGAGCTTTGTGTGTCTCTTCTTCCTGGAGACATTCTATCTTTTTGATAAGCTAGACTTATTCCTGGATACTTAGACTCTAGTGCTCTTATCTTAGAAGTAATTACAGAAAATGCAATTCTTCCCAACTCAGGATCGCCATACAGTTGATCTGGAGAAATTCGTGATTGTATTTGTTTAGATATTTCTGATTGAACATAACTTATATCGGAAGGATCAACTTTTTTAAATGACAGGAATCTTTCAACATCTATTAAATTTTTGCTGTTTGCAATATGTGGTATTAATTCTGAGCCAGTAGCTCTGCCATATTTTAATCTCCTGTTTATTGAATTGGGCAGAATCATTCCCCAGTTGCCTAGTAATTTTGCAGGCTTTGAACTTCCTGATTTTACGCCGAACATTCTTAAAATTGCATTTACAACAGTTGAAGACATAAAGCCTCCAAGATTATTATTGTATCCACCAATTCCACGACCACCATTAATTGCTTGCAAAAGTGGAAGGTTTGCTTGTGTTGCTGCTTTATTTACAACAAACTCTCCTGGGGTAAGCATTGCTGGAACAACATCTTTATTTACATTTGGGCCTGGAACTACTGATCTAGAACCATCATTATAATAAATTGGTCCGCCTTGATTACGATAAATTGGTCCGCCTTGATTACGTCTTATTGTCGTTTCTGTACTAAAGCCACCACCCGAAGTTCTGATTCCACCTAATGCTCTAGCAACATTATCTACTAATGTCGCAGTAGGAGTTTTGTGGAACATCTCTTTCATATTTGACTTGCCAGTTTTTGGATCAACTACTGGCTGATTTGTAAATGGAACCATTGTTAGATTTGCAGTTCTACCTTGTGTAATTGCAATTTGTGTAGTTGTTTCTGCAATCATCGCTTCTACTCTAGCATTTAATGCTACAATTTTTGCTCTAGCTTGTTCTACTGTAATTGCTCCAGCTTGTGTTTGTGCAACAATTGCCGCACCTTCTTGAGCTGCCAATTTTGTTAGTCTTGTTATTTCTGGAAGAAGTGCTTGATATGAACCAGAAAGTTCATGGGTTACAGTACCAGTTGCAGCAACTTCTTTCTTTAATAGCGCAATTTCTGCTTCTGATTGCATTGCTATAGCACCAGTCATTGCATGCCATTTAGCTGCTTCTTCTGGAATTACTCCTGTTGATACTCCGCCAATTGTAGTAAGTCCAGGAATGGCTGGCAATCCATGATCGGCATACATCTGAGGATTTCTTCCAATTTTTCTATTAACTGGAATTGGTCCTGGAACCATGCCAAATATTGTTTGTGCTGCTCTTTCTGCCTCTGTCATACTTCCAACAGGATTCATATGGGCACTTGCTCTTGTTCCCATTCTGCCTACAAGAGGATTACTTGGATCTACAGATACACCTCTATATATGCCTCCTGGAGTTCCCGCTAGCGCAACAGTTCCTGCTATAGTAGCAATTGTTGGTTGAACCGATATGGCTCCAGAAGCAGCTTTTTGTTGTAGTATAGTAAATTCTGTAATTAAGTTTTTAAGAGAAGCACTTAGAATGTCTGCTGCTGCGGCATCGCTATAGAATGTTTTCTCTACTAAACTTCCAGCCTTACTTGCAGCCAATATTTCTGGAGTTAATAATCTAAAGCCTTCTCCGCCTCTAAATAAAGCTTTTAGGTGACCAATGCCTTTAATAACATAACCAATAAAGTTAGCAAACACACCAGTTAACATAATGATTGGGCCAGCCAAAGCAGTAATTCCTGCTACAAGTGTGAGCATTGACTTAACTGGGCCAGGAAGCATTTCAATAAACTTAACTACCGAGCTTGTTAGATTTAAGAAGAATGTTTGAACATTTAAGAAAGACTCTCCAACTCCAGCTAAGTCTGCTTTTAATGTCTGTAGAGCTCTTTGATATTTACCAGAAGCGGATTCAGTAATCTGTGCTAATTCTCGGCCTGCTACATTTGCTAAATCTGCGCTACTTGCTTTCATCAAGTCCATAACTTGAAGAGTCTGAGATCCTTGTTTTCCAAGGTTAGCAAATAAAGCATTCATTCTGGCAAATTGGAACTTGCCAAATAGCTGCTCGATTGCCTGTTGTTTTTGTAATGGATTTAGAGTATCTAATGCTTTTTGCAATTCTGAAATTGTATTTGTTAGATTGCCAGCATTCTTTGTTACTATTCCACTAAGGTCAATCCCCATGTCTGCAAATAATCCTTTTGCTACTTTTGTAGGATTAATTAATGATGCAAGCGCTGACTTAAGAGCGTTTGCTCCTTCTGACGCATTGATTCCGCCTTCTTTCATTGCTGTAAGATAAAGTGCTAAATCTTTTACGCTTCCGCCCATGCCTTGAATAACTGGACCAGCTTTTGGAATAGCTTCAATTAAATCTGCAAGGCTTGTTGATGTCTGGTTTTCAACTGCGTTAAGAAAGTTAATAGATTCAGAAAGTTGATCAGTGTTCTGTTTAAATGTAGTTTGAATTGCTAGAGTGGCTTTCATGGCATCTTGTCTGTCTACTTCACCAAGTACTGCTAGACGAGTTGTTTCTTTTGTTGATGCTAAAAGTTCGTTACCTTGTTTTCCTGTTGCTGCAATATCTGCCGCCAAAGCAATTGTTTCTTTAAAGGAGGATCCATACGCGGAGGCTAGTTCTCTAGCAGTTGCTGTAACATCTTTTCTGACCTTTGCTAATTCAATTGAACTAGTTGCTGCAACTCCACCATAAACCTTGGTAAGTCTTACAAGCTCTTGATCAGCTTCTCTAAATGCTTTAGATGCTGCCATGCCAAATGCTGCAATTGGAACTGTTAATCCAACTGTTAATTGACGACCTGCCCACTGAGTATTCTTACCCCAGTTAATTAATTGAACTCCGCCGTCCTGAATAACTTTGTTATAAATTTGTAATTCTTTTTTAGCTATTGCTGTCTTATTGGCTACTGCGTCTAAGCCTTTTGGAACTTGTACATTAAACTTCATTAAGCCATCAGCTGTTCTACCTAATGGCTGTACAATAGCATTTTGAAGTGATACTTGCTGTCTAGCAAGGTCTCTGATTAATCCGCCTGAAGTTCTTGTGTGGTCTTGCCATGTTCTAAAATAATCTTTTAGCTTTAACTTTCCGCCATCTAAACTTCTGCCAAAGGCTTCTACCTGTGAACCTACTGTTACAAAATGAGAAGAAAACTGGCCAGTGCTTCTAAGCGTTTCGGAAAACGACTTTTGAATCTGGCCAGCCTGTGCTGCTAATGTCTTATTTGTTATGGATAGTTCTTGTTGTAATTTAGCTAGCGCTGCCGTGGTTCGTTGCACATCTGCAATTAACCCTGAAAAATCAGACCTAGCAACTATATTAGTTACTATCTGCTCATCAGCCATCTATATTACTCCTTAGAATAACCCAATCCTGCTCCGATACCAAATCCAGCTTGTGCTGCAAATGTTCCCTGTAGTGAAACTACATCGTCTCCACTTGCTTCTATTCCGAATACTCTTCTTTGGATATCTTCAAAAGTTGTGCCTTCTTCTTCTTTATTTTCATTTAAATCAATGCCTTGTATTGAAGCTAAGAATCTACGTTTATCTTCTTCAGTTTTTTGCATTGCTTTAAAAGTTTGTACTAGTTCTGGCATTGAAAGATTATCTTCTAGTTCTTCGTAATTTTTCCAATTACCTAAAAGAAAAACTTCCCCTTCTAATGCGGCTAAATCTAGTTCTGACCAGCCAGAACCGCTGCCGCTAGAAGGTTTGGGTCATCCATCTTAATACCTCCGCAAATTTCAAGAATGCGGTTGATTGTTGGAACATCCAAAACATCTTCAAATGCGTCTCTATCTTTAGTTAATTCTGGTAGCTGCTTTTCTAGTGCTACTGCACAAGCATCAATTAGAATTGTTAGAGTCTCATCTTCTGTTTCTGCCGTTGCGGTTTTTTGAATTGCCGCCATGAACTTTCTTAGCTCTTTAATTGTGAGCGGCTTTAGTTTGACTACTGCGCCATTTTGTAATGTAATTTCTTCTACATCATATACTGTGCTTGCCATTGTATCCTCCTAGGATTGTCTTAATTATTATAACATATAGGTTTTATCACTACAAATAGAAAACCCCCCATTTCTGGGGGGAATTCTTTAATTAAATAAATTAATTATACTACTAGTACACGGTCAATAATTTTACCGTATTCTGATCCAGCATAGTCCGCATCTGGAAGAAGACGGAATGTTACTGGGAATGTGGTTGCTGCGTTACGAGCAAGTGAGAATTGTGACTGTTGTACAGACAAAACTCTACGTGCATAATATACACGCTCTGATGTTGTTGAGCTAGATGATGGGGCTTGTCCAACTGCAATTAGCTGACGCTCTGTTGGAGCTTGTCCAAGAGCACCTCCAGCTATACCAAGTACCTGCTTGGTAGTAGTTGATGAACCTGATACTGCACCTAGTGTGTCTGCAGATTGTCCGAATACTGCTACAATATTTTCTAAAGTACCTTCTGACATTTCTGTTGCAATCATAACTTCCATTGCAGACTTGAACAGCTTAGCTGTATCAAGCAATTGATCAACGGTTACTGAGTCAAATGTTGGGTTGTATGTGACCTGAAGACCATTGTTGGTAAAACCAACGTTACGGTATCCAAATAGTCCTGCTGTCTGGTTAACAGCATTAAGTGTATTTGCGTATGAAACTCCTGCTGCGAATGCTGGAACTCCTACTGTATTTGCGGCTGATCCAATACCTACGTTAGATGGATCTGCGTTAGGGATATAATCTGCATCATTAATGTCAACAGTTGACAAAAATAATGGAGATGCTCCAACTAGAATATTTTTAGCGTTACCTACTGATTGTGCCATGTTATTTCCTCCTACTTTCAAAAGTATATTTTTAAATCATTTTGGCTGGCTAGGCCCTTTCCTCTATATCAAATAATACGCTATAATGCACCTAAAGGCAAATTAAAGAAATTTGCCGTCTAAGTCTAAATGTCTTGAATACTTTACCTCAATAATTACGTCTGTAGACAAGAATCCCTTTGACTCTTCTGATGGGCTAGTATTAGATATATCGGCCATATAAATGCTATGAAATTTAAACTTTTTTGATAAAGACGTATTGTTGTTAATATCTTTAGCCGA